TTCATCGCACTTGCGGCAATGGGGTTTGTGGTCAGTCATCATTGTTCTCCTTTGGGCGAACACCCGCCCAAGCGTTTGCTGTTTGCTGCGCCATCTCGCGCAAGGTGTCATACTGCTTCCATGCCGCACAGATAGGGCATCCCCACTCATAGTCGGGGCAACGCCCGCCCCAATAAAACTCAGTAGCTTCTTCAATTAGATTACTCACCATGCTTGTTCTCCTCGTGGTCTTCCACACATATCAGGGCAACGATGCCGAACAGAAACCCGCCATTGAAAAGAGACGCATAGCCGAGCCAGCCCTCTATGCCAAGGCCAAAGCCGACACACATACTCCCGAGCAGGGTCAGTCCTGCAACTAGTAATGCACTCATCATTCGTTCTCCTCAGGTTCCAGTGGTTTAACTGCTGTGTAGATGTCGATGTACCTACCCCAATCCACCACAGCAATGTCCGTGATGGCGTAGCGGATGTCTTGGTCAGCGATGCATACCTCTGTGTTGGGGTTGTAGCCCTCAAGCATCTGTAGTAGTTCGCCTAGCTTCATGGCAGGTTCCCCTTGGGGTATGTGTATGTGTAGGTGATCTCATACCCGAGCCCCCTCACGCAGGTCAGAACGCGCTCAGTCAGAGTGGTCGTTCCTGCAATGGCGGCAAAGCGGAGGGCATCTTCGCAGACGGGGTACAGCACAGTGTTGCCGTACTGCTGCCGTATCTCAACAGTTATGGTTCTCATAATTAATCTCCAATGGATGGGTGGGGGGTTAGGTAAGCAGTTGGACTTCGGTCACGGCAAAGAGGTTGACTTCACCGTCCTCGTTGTGTGCGTCAGCTTGGTTGCACAGCCATGCCTCATAGTCGGCTTCGGCCTTGTCCATGTAGGCGTTGCAGGGTTTGCCGCCCATTGTCATTACATAGATAGTCAAGGTCTCAGGTTGGTCGGCGTTGTCCAGTTGCTCAAGGTAGAGGTTCTTCATCTGTCCCATGTCGTTCTCCTAAAAAATAATTAGATGTTGTCGTAGCCAGTGCAGAAGGCCCAGAGTGCTTGCTCATTCTCTGGCTCATGGATGGTCAGCCCATCGAACTCATTGTCGATGTCGCCGAACTCATCAAAGTCGTAAGCCCGATCAAGGAACTCAAGATTCTGTGTGTGATAGGTGTCGATGCGGTACTCCGTCTTCATATAAGAGTCCACTGAGTCATGGGAAACTCTATGGCTCGCGGTTGCACGATCATGCTTAGTTGCACGAACTGCACGATACTGCTTGCGGAGGTGGCGTGGCAGGGATGCGAGCCATGCGGTGGCATCGCGCTGTTGTTCGGCTGTTGCGGTCATAAACGATAGCATTGTGTTACTCCTTCGAGGTTTTGAAATCCCACGCATCCGTGGGGAACTAATTAACGACTGACTCATTGTTCTTCTACGCCCTACGCCCCCATTGTAGGCGATTTTGACTCTTATGTCAAGGCTTTATTTACATTAGTTAGATAGTGGGGCAGGGCGTTGGGGCTTGTTCTATCTGTTCTACTTGTTCTATTTTCGTGACTTTACTTATAGAACAAGATTTTGTAGGTGGGGTGTTTGTAAGTTGTTGATTTTATTCATAAAAAAATATTTTTTAGATAGATAGAGAGAGGTTTGTTCTAATGTTCTACGAATTTTGAGGTAGGACGGTCTTATTTTTGTGTTTTTTACGATTGGCCTTGCAGTTGCCGCAAAAGGGTCTTGCCGAGCATTTTCTTAAAAAACCAGACCCTATTTCTGAAAAATCGTAGAACATTAGAACAAATCCCGAATTCCCCTTTAGAATCAAGTACTTAGCTTGTTCTACTCGGTCAAAAAAAGTAGAACATTGCCTGTTTTGTAGAACAGAAAGTAGAACAAACCGCCTCGTTCTGTCGCGTACCGTTTGCTTAACTGACACTCACCAACTTTTCTCCTCCAATTGTTGCGATTTAGTTGGAATCTGCGAAAAATGCTTGACAAGCGGCGAAAAAAAAGTTAACATCACTGGATGTGATGTTAAAAAACGGAGACGGAGTAATGGCATCAGATTCCACGCATCCGTGGGACGCTATTTAGTGGCTTGGTTGCGCTATGCGCGTTCTAACCCACGCCGACTCACACGCACACACGCGCGCCCTAAAATAACTGGTATCAAATAGCAGGGCGCAAAAAAAACCCGCTAGGCCTTGCGACCTAGCGGGTTCGGCTAATTACTTAGCGTTATATGCTTTCCAAAACGCATCTCGCGCCATTCTGAATTGCACGATGTTGGCGGTAGTGTCGCCTTTAGCGGCCTTCACCTTGACCGACCCTTCGAAGTAGTCCAGCGCCTTTTGCACTGACTGCACGAAGTCCATTGTGGTGCGGGTGCGGGCTGCACCGGACGGGGTAAGTAATTTCTTCGCGGCGCGTTTTAGGTCGCCCAGTCGGTTCGACGCATAGGTCATAGCCTTATCCCGAATTTCTTTAACCATGCGGTGTTTTTCCGGTTCGGCGCTATTCAGTTTCCCGAATTCCTGCGAAGTGAAAGCAAAAGCATAATCGATGCCTACTGCGATTTTCTCTACCGCCTTATTATCAATATGCTCAGGCGTGGCGCGGACATAATGCCCGTTGATAACCGCATATATTACCGGAGGGTTATTCTCCGAATAGCGTTTGTAGTAGCCCGCATACAATTCAGCTTTCGCCTCCGGTGAAATTTCTTCGGGGAAACCCGAAATTTTCTCTAACGCATACTGCGCGGTTTGCGTCAGAGAATCGCCAATTTTCGCTTGTTTATAGCCTAGGTCAGTCAGGCCGGAGAATGTCAGGGTTGCGCCTGACGGGGTAGTTGATACAGCTTTAGCCATGGTGAAGTTTCCTATAAAGGTTGATAAATCGTCAGCGCATAATCACGCTGACAAATACATAATGACACAACGACCCCGTTAAGTAAAGTTTCACGGGGGAATGGAACGCTAAATAGCGCGCACGCACTTGGCACGCCCGACCAAAAATAACTGGTATCAAAGGGGCCGAAGCCCCGATGATTATCTGTACATGGCGCTTGGCGACTCCCATCGGCTGAACTGCACATCATCCCACTTAGCGCAATGGGTTGCTCGCGCTACTTGCAATCGGGCTTCGTAGGCTAGAACGATGCGCGGGTTGCGGTAGTTGCTGACTGGGCGGCGCGCTTGCATAGCTTCGCGTCCGGCTTCTTTTACGCAGTATCTCCATAGATTGATTTGTCCTAGTGTCATTTGATTGCTCCTAAAAGAATGGGGGCCGAAGCCCCCGTTGATTAATACACTGCTTGGCGACCACCGAGCAGCTTGCCTCGCTTACCGTACATCACCGCGTAACGCGGCTTGTAGCATCGCAGCCACTCAAGGGCGTCTGCCTCATCACGTGCCCACCATGAGTGGGCGTATCCGCTGTTGCGGTCCATGGCTATCACCTCATAGTGGGTGAGCCACATCCAGATGGCTTTGAACATTGCTGTTCTCCTTGTGTCTGCCTTGCGGGATTGCTTGGCATTGAATACACTATGGCAGATTCCAGCGTATAAGTAAAGTTTGGCCGGGGACCGGCACACCCCCCACCCCCCAAGCGCCCAACGGGTCCCATCCCGTCCCCTATACACTTAGCAATAGACAAACGATTACTTCAATTCTCAAAACACCCCCCGTCACTAAATCCCACCCCCATGTAAAAAAATTTTTTACAAAAATCCCCCAAACTCGCCCCCGTGCTATATACTGATACTTGTTGGTGTGGCAGTGCGTAATTGCACACGGGTTACCTTTCCTAACCGCCTAGTGGCGTACCCTTGCCGGATTACTTGTAATTGGGCGTGGCAGTCACACCAACAACTTATACGGAACGCCCGACATGACTGCATTGGTGCCTAACATTGAGGAGAACATTCCTCTACCAGACAACGCCAAGGACGCCTTTCCTGAGCTCACCCCTGCTCAGGAATTGGAGATGCGTGCCAACGTCGTTAAGCTCATGTCAGACTTAACAGGCGCAGTACTGTCACCCACAAGTGACAACATGGATCAAGCTAGGCAGTTAGCACGCGACATGATCACGGATTCCCAACACCGACCCGACTTTGCCAAGTACCCCAACGAAACACTTGCCCTATTAGCGGGTATGGTGGCCCAGATGAACGTATCTATAGTGGAGGAGCTCTCCGACTTCAAGATGTACGTGGTCAATAAGCTGGTGCAAGAGGTAGAAAACGCCCGAGACCCCAAGGTACGGCTCACTGCTATTGCTAAATTAGGTGAAGTTGATGGTGTAGACGCCTTTAAGAAGCGCACAGAGATCACCCACAAGATACAGACCATCGAAGAGGTCGAAAAAGAGCTACTTGAGACTCTTGGGGCACTGGAAAACCGCGCAATCGACGTAGAAGCACGCGAAATTGTCCGCCTAGAGCAGCCAGTCGATGACTGAAGTCCATAAATTTTCTGTTGTAGTAGGGAGCAACCAGTCTATTCTGGCAATGTCTGAAGAGATGTGTGCGCGGATTAAGGAAGTTGTGTACTCATATGGGGAAAAAGTGCCCTTGTCCGTTGCAATTGGAGTGCTGCACATAGCAGCTAAAGAGATTTTGGACGGGCAGGCATGACTGAAGCCATAAAACTGACCCAAGAGCAGCTATTTAAGCTGCGGCATGCACTGCCAACCATGCCTGAGAAACAAAAAAGGCGTGTTCTTGAGCTTTTGAAGACCTATGACACCCAAATAACGCAGAATTTGGGCAGGGAGAGCTTTCTTGACTTCGTTAAACACGTCTATCCGGGGTACAAAGTCGGCCCCCACCATCTTAAACTCGCTCAAATCTTTGAAGACATTGCCAACGGCAAGAAGAAGCGGGTTATCGTCAATATTGCCCCGCGCCATGGTAAATCTGAGCTAATTTCCTACCTTGCACCGGCATGGTTCTTGGGTAAATACCCCCAAAAGAAGATCATCATGTCGTCCCATACAGCCGATTTGGCTGTTAATTTTGGTCGGCGCGTGCGTAACTTGGTGGGTTCAGAGTCATACCGGGACATATTTCCGCAGATAGAACTGCAGGCTGACTCAAAGTCGGCCTCACGATGGGGGACAAACTTCAATGGCGAGTACTTTGCTATCGGTGTCGGCGGCGCTCTTGCTGGGCGCGGTGCTGATCTTTTCATTATTGACGATCCTCATTCTGAGCAAGAAGCTAAAACTGGAAAGCCCGAAGTGTTTCTTCCTGCTTGGGAGTGGTTTCAGTCTGGCCCTCTCCAGCGCCTTATGCCGGGAGGCGCGATTGTGGTTGTTATGACCCGTTGGTCAAAGCTCGACTTGACTGGGCAGATCGTGTCCCAGATGAATAAGGAAGAGGGCGTTGACCGATGGGAAGTGGTTGAGTTTCCAGCAATCAAGGACGACGGAGAAGCACTGTGGCCTGAGTTTTGGCCCGTGGAAGAGTTGCTGGCTAAGAAAGCTGGGCTGGATGTGCGCTACTGGAACGCCCAGTACATGCAGAATCCTGTCTCAGAAGAGGGTGCTCTCATCAAGCGGGAGTGGTGGAAGATATGGGATAAGGAAGCCCCGCCCGTCTGCGAGTTCACTATTATGAGCTTGGATGCGGCACAGGAAGCCTCCAACCGCTCGGACTTCAACGCCCTGACCACTTGGGGGGTGTTTTTCAACGAAGAGACTAGCAACTTCGCCATCATCCTACTTAATTCAATTAAGAAACGTCTAGAGTATCCAGAGCTTAAGAAATTAGTTCTAGCTGAGTATAAGGAGTGGCAACCGGACGCCTTCATGGTAGAGAAGAAGTCCAACGGCTCTGCCCTGTACCAAGAATTTAGACGGATGGGTATCCCGGTTGGGGAGTTCACCCCCGGCAAAGGGCAGGACAAGATTGCTCGGGTTAATGCGGTCAGCGACCTGTTTGCATCTGGGATAGTATGGGCCCCGGACCGCCGGTGGGCTAAGGATGTTATTGAGGAATGCAACGACTTTCCTAGCGGTACTAACGATGACTTGGTAGACTCTACTACGCTGGCCCTATTGAGGTTTCGGCAAGGTGGGTTTTTACGTCTCCCTTCGGATGAGCCGGAGGATGACTTCCTGTACAAGTACCGCAAAAAAGCGGCGTACTATTAAGGACAGATAATGGCTACTAATATGGACCGGGCGTTATACGCCGCTCCCCAAGGACTTGACCAGCTTGGCGAGATGGATGACCAAGAACCACTACAGATTACGGTGGTGGACCCTGAGTCAGTAGATATTGAAGGGCCCGGCTTCTCCATGCACATGGAGCCCTCTGACGAAGAAGACGACTTCGACGACAACCTAGCCGAGAGTATGAGTGAGGGTGACCTAGCTCAGTTGTCAGGCGACCTCATTGAAGACTACGATACTGACATTGCCAGCCGCAAGGACTGGGTGCAGACATACGTGGACGGACTGCAGTTGTTGGGCCTGAAGCTTGAAGATCGGATGGAGCCGTGGCCCGGTGCTTGTGGTGTGTACCACCCGCTGTTGGCAGAGGCCGTGGTCAAGTTCCAAGCTGAGACCATGATGGAGACCTTCCCTGCATCGGGGCCGGTCAAGACCCAGATCATCGGCAAAGAAACCCCAGAGAAGAAAGCTGCGGCTGAGCGCGTTCAGAACGACATGAATTATCAGATGACTGATGTGATGGTCGAGTACCGGCCTGAGCATGAGCGCATGTTGTGGGGCTTGGGCTTGGCGGGCAATGCGTTCAAGAAGGTGTACTTTGACCCGTCGTTGAACCGTCAAGTGTCTATGTACGCGCCAGCGGAGGACGTGGTTGTGCCATACGGTGCGTCCAGTCTAGAGTCTTCGGAGCGGGTTACGCACGTCATGCGTAAAACAAAGAACGAACTACGCCGACTTCAGCATGAGGGGTTCTACAGGAGTATAGACCTCGGAGACCCTATTAATGTCATGGACGACATTGAGAAGAAGATTGCAGAGAAACTGGGGTTCCGTGCTACCCAAGACAATCGGTACAAGTTTTTGGAGATGCAGGTTGACCTCGACCTCAAGGGCTACGAGCATGTAGATGAGGACGGTGAAGAGACGGGTATTGCCCTGCCATATATCGTCACTATTGAGAAGGGGACGGGGGAAGTAATGTCCATCCGTCGCAACTGGAGACCCGAGGATGACCATCATCAGAAACGTGCTCACTTTGTGCATTACCCTTACATTCCGGGTTTTGGCTTTTATGCTTTTGGCCTCATCCATCTTATTGGCGCTTACTCTAAATCTAGTACTAGTATTCTTCGTCAGCTTGTGGACGCTGGGACACTTTCTAATCTACCCGGTGGTTTTAAAACTAGGGGCCTTCGGACAAAAGGCGATGACACGCCAATCTCACCGGGAGAGTTCCGGGACGTAGATGTACCGAGCGGCACTATCAAGGACAACTTGATGGCGCTCCCTTACAAAGAGCCTAGCCAAGTGCTGATGGCCTTGTTGCAGCAGATGATTCAAGAGGGCCGCAGCTTCGCTGGTTCCATGGAGTTGCAGGCGTCGGACATGTCTGCACAGGCTCCTGTGGGTACGACGTTGGCGATTCTTGAGCGTAGTCTAAAGACGATGAGTGCTATTCAGGCACGCATCCACTACGCAATGAAGCAAGAGTTCAAGCTCTTGCGAGACATCATCCGTGACTACACCCCTGATGACTACAGCTACGAGCCCGAGGAAGGTGGGCGGCAAGCCAAGCAGTCTGACTATGACTTGGTAGATGTCATCCCTGTTAGCGATCCCAACGCCACTACCATGGCGCAGAAGGTTGTGCAGTATCAGGCGGCTCTACAGTTAGCACAGACGGCTCCTCAGTTGTATGACCTCCCCATCTTGCATCGTCAGATGTTGGACGTGCTTGGCATCAAGAACTACCAGAAGCTTGTGCCCATCGAAGACGACATGAAGCCGCGCGACCCCGTGACGGAGAACATGAACATCCTCAAGGGCAAGCCGGTCAAGGCCTTCTTGTACCAAGACCACAAGGCACACATCGTCGTGCATATGGCGGCGGTGAAAGACCCGCACATCCAAGAGTTGATCGGGCAAGACCCCCAGCTTCAGCAGAAAGTACTTGGAGCTATGTCTGCTCACATTGCAGAGCATCTGGGTATGGAGTACCGCAAGCAGCTTGAAGAGGTTATGGGGCAGACACTACCAGCCTACGAGGATGACCAAGATGAGGTGATGATGTCTCCAGAGATGGAGGTCAGGGTTTCTCAGTTGGCGGCACAAGCAGGCCAGCAGTTGCTCCAGCAGCACCAGCAAGAATCTCAGCAAGCTAAGAATGCACAGGCAGCGGCTGATCCGCTACTGCAGCTTCAACAACAAGAACTGCAGATCAAGCAGGGTGAATTGCAGCGCAAGACCCAAAAAGACATGCAGGATATGCGAGCCAAGATGGCGCAGATTGATGTTGAGATGAAGCGTATTGAAGCCCAGCAGGAAACTGAAGGAGCCAAGCTTGCGGTACAGGCTCAGAACAGCAAGGAGCAGCGTGACCACCAGCATACGTCGGAAGGCTTTAAGGCCAAGGTGGATATGGTGAAACACAATGCACAGCTTCAACAGCAACGAGAAATGCAAGCAGCACAGGCTGCACAAAATCAAGCGGCTAAGCCCGCGAAGAAAGGTGAATGATGGACGATGGTCGCAAGCTAATCAGCATCATTAACCAACGAATTGACGAAGGCGTCAAACACATCGAAGAATCTCTAGCTGCGAAAGGGGCTAAGAGCTTTGACGATTATTGCGAGATGTGTGGGGTTATCAAAGGTCTGCTCACCGCTCGCTCTTATCTATCAGACCTTACACACCAACTGGAGAAGTTAGACGATGAATGAAGCTTATGACATCAGGGCGGTGGACTTGTCCGCTGTACTGAACACATCAGCAGAAGAGAAAGCAAAGCAGTTACCCATGCCTTCGGGCTATCGGATTCTGTGCGCTATCCCTGAAGCTGAGAAAGAGTATGAAGGCGGACTAGGTTTGGTTAAGGCAGATGAAACCATGCGCAATGAAGAGTTGCTCACCACGGTTCTGTTTGTCGTTGATCTAGGTCCCGACTGCTACAAAGACCCAACTCGGTTCCCCACCGGGCCATGGTGCAAAAAAGGTGATTTTGTCTTGGTTCGGCCTCACGCTGGCACTCGACTGCTCATCCATGACCGTGAATTCCGCATCATCAACGACGATTCTGTCGAAGGCGTTGTAGAAGACCCACGGGGAATCAAACGCAAATAAGGAGCGCACATGTCTAGATTCGGAGAAGAATACAAGTTTCCTGATGAGATCGATGCCAAGGCAGACGATGAGCAGAAGATGGAAATTACTGTTGAGGGCGATGAAGACGTAGAAGTCAACATCGTTGATGACACCCCTAAAGAAGACCAGCATATTGACCCGTTGCCGGAGTCAATCAAGGAGGACCTTGAGAAAGCTGATGAATCTGCTGAATATTCTAAGAATGTAAAACAGAAATTTACACAGTACAAGAAAGCTTGGCACGACGAACGTCGGGCTAAAGAGGCGGCTCTCCGTGAGCAGCAAGAGGCTTTGGCGGCTGCGCAGCAGATTTTGGATGAGAACCGCCGACTGAGAACCATGGTGCAGAGTGGGGAGAAAGAACTTATCTCCACCTATCAGAGCTCCGCCGAGATGGAGCTTGAAACAGCTTCTAGGAACTACCGGGAAGCGTATGACTCGGGAGATTCCGAAAAATTGCTATTGGCACAGCGGGCGTTGACACAGGCGGAGATGAAGCTAGATAAGACTAAAAATTATCGGCCTACTGTACAACCGCCTGAAAATAGTGTACAAACTACACCGCAACCGCAAGCGGCTCCTCAGATGGACCCTAAGGTCGCAAACTGGGTGTCCAAAAACCCTTGGTTTGTGTCCCGTGACAAAGTGGCAATGCGCAAGTATGCCGAAGGTGTCCACGAAGAGCTAGAAGTGCGGTACGGTAGAGCATTTGTTGGTACTGATGAATATTTCACCAGTATTGATAAAGAAGTCCAACGTAGGTTCCCAGAAGAATTTACGGCTTCTAAGAACGATGGCGGTGATAAGCCCCAGCGTACAAGACCAAGCACGGTGGTAGCACCAGCTAAACGCAGTACTGCGCCGAAGCAAGTTCAACTGACTAAAACTCAGGCTGGCATTGCTAAAAAACTTGGAGTAACTCTTGAGCAATACGCTCGGGAATTTAATAAATTGGAGGCCTAAAAATGGCTGAGAACAGACTACAACGCGAGATGACTGCACGGGTGATGGACGAACGTCCTAAGAAGTGGATGCCAGCAGAAATGCTGCCTGAACCTGACAAACAACCGGGCTATGCGTACAGATGGATTCGGGTTTCTACTTTGAATGCTGCTGATCCTCGTAATATCTCGGGCAAATTCCGAGAAGGATGGGAACCAGTCGGTATTGAAGAGCAGCCTAGATTTCGGTTATTGGCTGATCCAACTAGTCGATTCAAAGACAACATTGAGATTGGCGGGCTATTGCTCTGCAAGACACCAGAAGAGTTTGTTGAACAGCGGGATGAATTTTTCGCAAATCAATCACGGGCTCAGATGGAAGCTGTAGACAATACCATGATGCGCCAGAGTGACCCGAGGATGCCGCTGTTTAAAGAGCGAAAATCTTCTACTAGCTTTGGCAAGGGTATTTAATTTTTTTGGAGTTAACTATGGCTTATCCTACCGTTAGCGCTCCGTACGGCCTAAAGCCTGTCAATCGAATTGACGGCATGCCTTACGCTGGTGCTTTCCGTCAGATTCCCGTTGCTGCTTCGTTTGCTACTGCTATCTTCTTTGGAGATACGGTTCAAATTGACAGTGATGGCTATCTGATTAAATCAACCACTACCAACTCGGGTACTATCGTCGGCGTTTGCATGGGCGGTCAGTATGTCAACTCTAGCGGTCAAACCGTTCAGGGTCAGTATCTACCGGCTTCTATCTCGACCTCGACTAACCTTGCATACGCATACGTAATTGATGATCCTATGGCCCTGTTCAAGGTCGCCGTGGTTTCGTCTGGTACGACCATGAGTTCCGCAGGGCGCACTGTGGTGGGTACTAACTTGGCTTTGGTATTGAACGCTGGCAGCACCACCACTGGTGATTCTGCTTTCGCCGTTACCTTGACCGGTGCTGGTACTACCGCAACTATCCCAATCCGTGTTATCGACGTAGTGCCTGAAACTGCTACCGCAGCCGACACTTACACCGAGCTATTGGTGAAGATTAACACTCACCAATATAACAACACCACTGGTGTTTAAGGAGTAAATCATGGCTATTTCACGCGCACAACTACTTAAAGAGTTGCTCCCCGGTCTGAACGCTCTGTTCGGTCTTGAGTATGCTACCTACCAAGAAGAGCACAAGGAACTCTACGAAACTGAGACCTCCGAGCGTTCTTTTGAAGAGGAAACCAAGCTGTCTGGCTTTAGTGCTGCACCGGTTAAGAACGAGGGTTCTGCCATCCAGTACGACAATGCACAGGAAGCATGGACTGCACGCTACAACCACGAAACCATCGCTTTGGGCTTCTCCCTGACGGAAGAGGCAATCGAAGACAATCTGTATGACAGCTTGTCCGCTCGTTACACCAAGGCTCTGGCTCGCGGTATGGCGTACACCAAGCAAACCAAGGCTGCTGCGGTTTTGAACAATGGCTTCACTAACTCCGCTGCATACTACGGCGGCGACGGTGTACCTCTGTTTAGCACTGCTCACCCGCTGATTAGCGGCGGCACTAACAGCAATCGTCCTTCCACTAACGCTGACCTGAACGAGACTTCTTTGGAAGCCGCCGTTATCCAGATCGCCGCTTGGACTGATGAGCGCGGTTTGCTGATTGCAGCTAAGCCCAAGAAGCTGATTGTTCCTCCTGCTCTGCAGTTCGTTGCTACCCGTCTGTTGGAAACCAGCCTCCGTGTTGGCACTACCGACAACGATATCAACGCGTTGAAGAACAATGGTTCGATCCCCGAAGGCTATACCGTCAACCACTACCTGACCGATACCAATGGCTGGTACTTGACGACTGACGTTCCTAACGGTCTGAAGCACTTCGTTCGTACTCCGCTGGCTAACAGCATGGACGGCGACTTCGACACCGGTAACGTCCGTTACAAGTCCCGCGAGCGTTATTCGTTCGGCTGGTCTGACCCTCTGGGTATGTTCGGTTCACCCGGCGCTTAAGCTGGGGTTGAGAAAAGGGGCCTTGTGCCCCTTTTCTTTTTGGTGTATATTGTTCCCATTCCGGGGTTACCGGCGCATCAAACTAGTCCCGGCTAGACGACATACCGATTGATGCGCTCTACTTGTATGTGAGGATTTATCATGGGATTCGCTACTCATCTTGGCCCGTGGCTGCTCGGCACTGTCCGCAACACCACTGGCACTACCGTCGGCACTATTGAAAACTGCGGTGCAACCGTTGTTTCTCAGACCTTCAAGAAGAACTACACCGGTCAGGCTGCTTCCGCAACCACTGACACCATCTGCGTACTCCCCGCAGGCGCTCAGATTCACAACATCCATATTGATACCATTGTGGCGTTTACAGGCTCTACCGCAGCCAACGTGACTATTGGTGACGGCACTACCGCCGCTTTGTATTGGGCCTCTACAGACGTTACAGCCCAAGGTCGTGCGGCAACTAGCAATGCGGCCACTAAGTTGGGCGCATGGTGCGGCGCGGCCTCTACCGCTTCGCCTAACGGTATCGGTATTGGTGCAACGGATGTCAAAGTAATTGCCACAATGACCCCAACGGTTGCTGCGGTGACTGCTGGTACGGTTCAGTACACGATTCTCTACACCGTAGCCGACTCTAACGGTACGCAGTTCCCAGCGTCTGCTTAATTAGTCTCGGGGGCTTCGGCCCCCGTCTTACAGGAGATTAGTTATGATGCAAACAGATGTATTAGCCGGACACCTTGATGTTTCGGGTTTTATTGCCCCTGCTGGGCGTTTTCGTGTAAAACAAGTTACTTATCAAGGCAGCGGTGGCGGGGCTGGTGTTGTAGAAATATTTGATACAACCGTTGCGCCAACTACAGCTAGCTACGGTAGATCAGGAACATTGGTTACGGTAACTAAATCCGCGCATGGTTTATCAACAGGTAATAGAGTGGGTATTGGTTTTAGCGCCGCTTCAGGAGCATCTGGAACAGATGGAAATTACACAATAACTGTAGTTGACTCTAGTACTTTTACATTTGATGACCCAAATTCAGGAACTGTAACCCCCGGTACAGCTTGCCGATATGTAAACAGTGGCGCTCGTTGGCTGGTTAGTTTTGGTACTTCTACAAGTGTGACAACTCCTGTGGCCATTTTAATACCTGGAGAAGGTCTTTTGGCGGCTTTGGGTGTTTATGCAAACATATCAAATACCAGCTATGTAACGGTGTTCTATGGCTGATAAGAGCTTCAATCTAGTGGGACGCAAGATCATGCTTGCGATTCCGTGTTATGACGGCAAGGTCAATATCAAGACCGCGTTTGCCATTGCACAGCTTGTCCCTATGCTAGATAAGATGGGTGTTCAGATTCATCTGGCGCACCTGTCTGGCTGCTCGATCATCTCCAAAGCACGGAACAAGTTGGTCGGGAACTTCATGTCCTCTGACTGCACCGACCTACTTTTTGTGGATGCGGATGTGGTCATCAACGTCGAGGCAGTTACCCGCTTGCTGGCGCTGTCTACTGACAAGGATGTAGTGGCTGGAACCTATCCTCGCCGTGCTACCGATGCCAAGTTCTTCCTTGACTTCTACTTGGACGAAGAGAACAAGCTGGAGTTTGATGAGAACGGTCTGATGCGCGTTGAGAGTGTAGCAACTGGTTTCATGTTGATCCGTCGCCATGTCCTTGAGCACATGATTTCTACCCACCCTGAGTGGCGGTACGCTGGCGATGGTGACGGTGAAGATGAGTACGCCGTGTTTGACTTCCTACTTGTGGACGGACAGTACATTGGTGAGGACTACACGTTCTGCCGCCGTGCGCGGGCAGAGGGGTTTAAGATTTATCTTGACCCGATGATCAGCTTGCCACACATTGGCACACAGGAATTTACCCGTAACTTTGAGCAAGACGCTTTGCAGCCCCTGATAAAGGAACATGCACGCTTGCATTTGAAAGTAGTAAATGGCTAAAACAGCAGCATGGACTCGCAAAGAAGGCAAGAATCCCAATGGTGGCCTGAACGCCAAAGGGAGAGCATCCGCAAAAAAACAGGGGATGAATTTAAAACCTCCCCAGCCGGAAGGCGGCAGCAGGCGCGACTCCTTCTGCGCAAGGATGAGTGGGATGAAGAAAAAACTCACCAGCGAGAAGACCGCGAACGACCCAAATTCCCGTATCAATAAATCGCTGAAAGCATGGAATTGCTAAATGGAGTCGCTCAATACAGTATGGTCTGCGGGCCTAACAATGGCTACGACGGTGATCGGGTTTCTGCTCAAGGAGAAATTTGCAGAACTGAACCGGATAAGCATTTTGCTCAATAAGACACGAGAGGAAATCGCCCGTGATTACGTTACTCAAACAGAAATTCAGCGCATTACTGACCACATTGACCGGCAGTTTAACAAGCTTGAAGCAAAAATTGACCAGCTTATTCAAGCGGGGAAGTGATGCCAAGCAGTAGTGCAAAGCAGCATAGATTCATGGAGGCGGTGGCTCACAACCCATCGTTCGCCAAGAAAGCAGGGGTTCCACAGTCCGTGGGCCAAGATTTTAGCAAAGCCGATAAAGGCAAAACATTTAAACGAGGTGGTGATATGGCTACAAAGATGGACCCCAAGATGATGGCTATGATGATGAAGAAAAAATCACCTGCAGCCCCCCGCTCCGCAATGGCTCCCGCCGCCCCTGCTGGTGGTATGGGCATGATGAAAAAGGGTGGCATGGCTAAGATGGCTGGCGGCGGTTTGGCTGCTGGTCACAAGAGCGCTGATGGCATTGCCTCTAAGGGTAAGACCAAGGGTAAAGAAATCGCAATGAAGCGCGGCGGTAAGTGCTAAGGAGCTAATCATGGCTACTAAACCCTCCAACTACGACGACGTGATGGATGCCAAGATGCAGGCTAAAAACAATGCTGCATACGACGCTGCTGACAGCACTCCTGCAAACCCCAAATCCACTGCGGGTGCGGGGCAAGGCATGCGGGGTGTCAAGAAGATGGCTAAGGGTGGTTCCGCTTCTAGCCGTGCGGACGGCATTGCTCAACGTGGTAAGACTCGCGGCATGATTTGCTAAGGAGAACAAAATGGGTAATTTTCTTGAAAATACAGTCAGCGGTATTGGCGATGCTGTAGGCCGTGTCGGTGAAGGGCTGGGTAATGCCTTTAAGGGCTTGACCGGCGGTTCTGGCATGTCTAATAAATCTGAAGGCGAGATGGGTGAGCTACGCAAAAAAATCATAGAGATGGACGAAGCGCAAAAAGGCAAGCAAGGCGTACCTATGAAAAAGGGCGGTTCAGTTTCTAGCGCCTCCAGCCGTGCGGATGGTATTGCTCAGCGTGGTAAGACTCGCGGCACGATGATCATGTGCGGCGGTGGAATGGCTAGGGGCAAAAAGTGAGACCCTCGCGCGGTATGGGTGACATTGCTCCTTCGAAGATGCCGAAGGCAAAGACAATTGTCCGTAAAGACAATCCAAACGATGTCACCATGTACGCTGAGGGTGGCGAGGTCAATGCTGCGGGAAACTACACCAAGCCGAGCTTGCGTAAACGTATCGTGTCCCAAGTGAAGGCTGCGGCTACGCAAGGTACAGGCGCTGGACAGTGGTCAGCCCGTAAAGCGCAGCTTGTAGCTAAGAAGTACAAGGCTGCTGGTGGAGGATATCGTGATTGAACACACTAAAGACTGTCTGCTTGAAGAAGCCGGTCAATGCACTTGCGATGCAATGACTGACAAAGAAATTGATGCTGAACTACTTGAAAAAGAGGACGCAAAAGAGTGAAAGCGCCGCAGCAGTCCCTGAAGAATTGGGGCGACCAGAAATGGCGTACCAAGTCGGGGAAGCCGTCGTCAAAAACAGGTGAGCGTTACCTCCCTGAAGCTGCTATAAAGTCCTTGTCCCCAGCCGAGTACGCTGCAACCACCAAAGCAAAACGCGCTGGTAAAGCAGCAGGTAAACAATTCGTAGCGCAGCCCAAGAGCATTGCAAAGAAAACAGCAGGTTTTAGATAATGGCCTATACCACTGGCACTACCAGCTTCAACTTAGACCTCAACGATCTGATTGAGGAGGCTTATGAGCGGGCCGGTGTAGAGGTGCGTACGGGCTATGAGTTTCGTACGGCACGTAGGTCTTTGAACCTGATGACGATTGAGTGGGCTAACCGGGGCATCAACCTGTGGACCATCCAAGAGGGCGCTATTGCCATGGTTACGGGTCAGGCTATCTACCCCTTACCAGCAGACACAATCGACCTGCTAGACCACGTTATCCGCCAGAACAATGGCACTGCGAGTACGCAGTCGGATATCAACATAACCCGCATCTCTGAGTCCACCTACTCCACCATCCCGAACAAGCTAACTAATGGACGGCCCATTCAGGTGTGGGTGAACCGCCAAACGGCGCAGACTAACTCTACGTCTGTGACCCTTAGCTCTACCATCACCAGTACGGATACAACCATAGCCCTCAGTGATACGTCTGGGCTTACTACTACTGGTTTTATCAAGATTGACTCGGAAACCATCGGGTACACCAACGTCAGTGGCAATAGCCTGATCAACTGTCTGCGTGGACAGAATGGGACTACGGCAGCGGCACACACGGCTGCAGCGGCTATCTACGTCCAGAACTTGCCTTGTATCAACGTCTGGCCTACCCCTGATGCGGGTGGTAACTACACCTTTGTCTACTGGCGGTTACGTCGGTTGCAAGATGCTGGGAATGGCGTGAACGTCGAAGATATCCCTTTCCGGTTGATTCCCTGCATGGTTGCAGGCTTGGCGTTCTACATCGCGGCTAAGCGGCCTGATGCTGACCCGACACGGGTTGGGTTCCTAAAGGATGAGTATGAGCAGCAGTGGCTGCTGGCTTCCCAAGAAGACCGGGAAAAAGCCTCGGACCGGTTTGTCCCAAGAATGCTTTTCTATTGAGGTGAAGCGTGGCTACTAAATACGCTTCTGGCAAGTTTGCGATTGCAGAATGTGACCGATGCGGGCAACGATACAAACTTAGTGAGCTCAAGAAAGAGGTCATTAAGACAAAGCTTTTTCAGATCAAAGTCTGCCCCACCTGTTGGGACCCAGACCAACCTCAGCTATCATTAGGTTTGTACCCAGTAAATGACCCGCAAGCGGTGCGTGAACCCCGTCCTGATGTGTCTTATGTAACCTCAGGAACAGACGTAAACGGCTACCTTGCAGGGGGGTCTAGGGACATTCAGTGGGGTTGGGCTCCAGTTGGCGGGGCTAGTTATTTTGATATAGGTTTAACACCCAACTACTTGGTCGGAACCACAAGTGTTGGCACGGTAACAGTAACGGTTTCATAGGAGTCCATGATGGCTAAAAGTGACAGCAAAGAAGACATGAAAAGTGACACGGCGCAGGACAAGGCCATGATCAAGAAGGCGTTCAAGCAGCATGATGCTCAAGAGCATAAAGGCAGCAAGGGCACTACGCTGAAGCTGAAGAAGGGTGGGCCCACTACGGATGACCGTATGCGCCTTGGTCGTAACATGTCCCGCGCTAAAAACCAAGGGAGCAAGTAATGGCATACACCATGAAACAAGGTGGCAAAGAGGTTGGCCCCGCCAGCGTCTATGCACCTCCACACACAATGGATGGTAAGCCCATGAAGGGTTCTTCAGGCCCCAACCAAAGCAAATTGGATACGCTTGATATTGCTATTGGCCCGTATAGCAAGTCCGCTGGTAGCGAACAACCTAAGACAACTGGTATCAAAATCCGTGGTACTGGCTGCGCTACCAAAGGCACGATGGCACGAGGACCAATGGGATGAACTATTCTGAGCTTTCGGCGGCAATACAGACCTACACGGAAAATAATTTTCCGGCGATTACCCTTGCGGATTCGTCTACGGTCTCGTCTACGGCTCAGATTAACCGCTTCATACAGCAGGCAGAGCAACGCATTTACAACTCGGTGCAGTTCCCCTCGTTACGTAAGAATGTGACCGGAACCGTTGCAGCAAACGCCAAGTACTTATCTGCCCCTGATGATTTTCTTGCCCCGTATTCAATGGCAGTTTATTCAGGCACTGGGCCATACACGTACCTGTTGAACAAGGATGTGAACTTCATTCGTGAAGCCTATCCAACTCCTACTGATACTGGCACACCTAAGTACTACGCACTGTTTGGCCCAACGGTTGCAAACTCCGTGATTACTACAGAACTGTCGTTCATCATTGGTCCTACGCCCGATGCAACGTACTCAACTGAGCTTCACTATTACTACTACCCTGAGTCCATTACCACAGCATCGACAACATGGTTGGGCGACAACTTTGATACAGCATTGTTGTACGGTTCGCTAGTAGAGGCATACACCTTTATGAAGGGCGAAGCAGACTTGGTTGCTCTATACGACGGCAAGTACAAGGAAGCCCTTGCACTGGCTAAACGTCTGGGTGATGGCATGGAGCGGCAGGATGCGTACCGCAGTGGTCAATTTAGGCAGGCGGTGACATGAGCATCGTCCAAACGCAGACCACCAGCTTCAAGAAGGAGTTGTATCAGGCCGTTCATAACCTGTCCACGGACACCCTCAAGATTGCGCTCTACACGGGTAATGCCAACTTGAACGCAGACACTACAGTCTATTCAACTACCGACGAGGTTGTAGCGTCTGGCTATACAGCAGGTGGCAATACGTTGACTGGAGTGGCTATCAGTTCTGCTGACTACACAGCGTATGTGAACTGGGCAAACACATCTTGGACGGCGGCTTTGACGGCCCGGTGCGCTTTGATTTACAACGTGACCCAAGGCAATAAATCCATTGCAGTGATTGACTTTGGGGCGGACAAAACCTCGACCACGACCTTTACAATCACCATGCCTGCCAACACGTCCACCACCGCACTTATCAGGAGTTCAAATTGATTGTCACTACGACCAAAGGTGAGATGGATGATTCCTTGCTGGAACACCGTTCGGGTGAGGTGGACAATGAAAACGAGTTGACTACGTGGACAGAGTATTGGCTGAATGACGAATTGGTTCATCGGTCAGTGCATGTTACGTTGAAAAAGATGCCTCCACTGGGTGGCGAAACCGGTACTTTTTAAGGATTCATCATGGCAAACACCGCTTCAATGTGTACCTCCTTTATGGGGGAACTCCTGACTGCTACACATAATTTTGGTGTAGCCCCTATCCGTGCAGCTACCACTGCCGATACGTTTAAAGGCGCGTTGTATCTGACGAGCGCAACCATCAATGCGGCTACTACGGCCTACACAGTTACCGGTGAAGTTTCCGGTACTGGCTATTCGGCTGGTGGGGTTACAGTGACTAACGCTACGGCTCCTTCGTCTACCAACAGTTCATCGACTGCTGGTGTGGCTTACTGGACTCCGTCTGCGTCAATCACATACACATCGGTCACTTTGACTACGGCGTTTGATACGGTGCTGATGTACAACTCGACGCAAAGCAATAAAGCTGTGGCTGTTTATACGTTTGGCAGTCAGACCGTTACGGCTGGTACGTTCACGTTGACCATGCCGTCTAACACTACGACTACTGCTTTGTTGCGGTTGGCGACAACCTAAAGGTAGGTTATGGCTGGCTGGGGCGTAGGCGCTTGGGGTCTAGGCACTTGGGGCAATGGCGAAACCATCCTTGTAGGGGATGCAACAACCGGTTCCGTAGGCACAGCAGGCGTAGAAATCACAGTCGCCCTTACGGGGGTTTCTGCTACGGGGGCCAGTGGGACTGAGAACCCGAACAGGACGGTTGCGTTAACAGGGGTTGAAGGTTCAGGCGCTGTTGGGGCTTTAGAGGTAAGCGGCTCACCAGCTTTGTCGGGTGTGGAAGCTAGTGGAGCAGTTGGAACTGTAATACCCGGTAAAGCTTATGCGCTGACTGGGGTTGAGGCGCTGGGTGCTACGGGGTCAGTTATTGTCCCCCTGTTACCAGATACGGCGATAGGCGAAATTGGCACAGTTGGATACGAGACGGTTGTTGAGTTGTCTGGTGTGTCTGCCAGTGGCGCTGTGGGCTCGTTGAGCCTTGGGCCAAGAAGTTTTGCGCTTACGGGCAATTATGCCCAAGCGGATATTGGAGTTGTTGTGGCGGTTTACTGGAAGCTGATTGATGACGTGCAAGACGCAAACTGGCAAAAGATAAACAACTCCCAAACGGCAAATTGGACTACCATAGTAAATTGAGGTAACAAATGACTACTGCATACACCTCCCTCTTGGGTCTCGCCCTTCCGGTGACGGGCGAACTGTCGGGTACGTGGGGCGACACGGTTAACAACTCCATCACTTCGTTGCTGGACTCTGCCATTGCTGGCACGACCACACTGAGTTCTGATACTGACGTAACCCTAACGACCACCACTGGAGCAGCCAACACTGCCCGCGAAGCAATCCTGTTGTGGACAGCAGGGGGCACGGTAACCCGCAACATCACAGCCCCAGCGCAATCCAAGGTTTACATCGTCATCAATGCAAGCTCTAGCACTCAGAGCATTGTTCTGCGTGGGGTAGGCCCGACTTCTGGAGTAACCATCCTCAAGGGGGAAGTGGCGGTTTGTGTTTGGAATGGTTCTGACTTTGTCAAGTCTGCCAATATCGGCGCGGCTACCTTTACATCGGTGACGGATTCTGGCCTGACATCGGGCCGAGTGACCTACGCATCCACAGGTGGCTTGCTGGTTGATTCAGCAAACTTGACCTACAACGGCGTTACCTTGACGACCGCAGGAGCATCAACGGCCTCTGCCTTCAAGACACCCAACATCACTGAAGTGGACACCATCTCTGCAACTGCGGCGACCGGAACTATCAACTTTGATATCACCACGCAGTCCGTGCTGTACTACACCAGCAATGCATCGGGTAACTGGACGTTGAACTTCCGTGGCTCCAGCGGCACATCGCTGAACACTGTGATGGCTACTGGAGAATCTCTGTCCGCTACCTTCCTCGTCACCAACGGCACAACGGCCTACTACAACAGCGCTGTGACCATTGACGGCACATCGGTAACTCCAAAGTGGCAGGGCGGCTCTGCGCCCACCAGCGGCAACGCAAGCTCCACTGACTGCTATACCTACGTCATCCAGAAAACAGGCAGCGCCACCTACGTTGTGCTGGCCTCGCAGACCAAGTTCGCATAAGGGATAACCGATGCCACGCCTATCAAAAGTTGGAGCCGCCGCACTTGCTGCCTTTGGGTGGACTGGTGGAGCATCTGTTTCTGCAAGCTACCTTGTAGTTGCTGGTGGGGGTGGTGGTGGTTCTACAGGCGGCGGTGGCGGTGCAGGTGGGTATAGGACGGGAACAGCATCATTAAACCCAACACTTTCATACACCGTAACAGTTGGGGCTGGGGGTACTTCAGCATCTACAGGAAATAATGGTGGGAATGGCGGAGATTCCGTATTTAACGCCATTACATCAACAGGTGGCGGCGGCGGTGCTGGAAATCCCAATAGCACATCTCCTAATGGCGGTTCTGGCGGTGGCGGCGCGTATGGCGGCGTAAACGGTACTGGAGGCTCTGGAAATACTCCATCTACCAGCCCATCTCAGGGTAATAGCGGAGGAAATGGATTCCTTGGTTCAACCGGAGGTGGCGGCGGCGGCGGCGCTAGTGCTTCGGGAACAAATGGTTCTGCATCAGGCAGCGGAACAGGTGGCAATGGCGGGGCAGGAACTGCAAGCACCATAAGTGGCTCTAGCGTAACTTACGCTGGAGGTGGCGGCGGCGGCGGTAATACAACTGGAGGCACGGGCGGCGCTGGTGGAGGTGGTAATGGCGGCGGCGGCTCATCTTCAGGAACTATTGGAATAACTGCTGGAACGGCAAATACTGGAGGTGGCGGCGGCGGTAGCGGTTTTAGCCCATCAACTTCTGTTGCAGGCGGCTCCGGTGTCGTAATCATCTCCTATGCTGGCGCACAGCAATTCGGTGGCGGCGTTGTCACATCTGATGGCACAAACACCATCCACACATTCACCACATCGGGAACCCTGTCGCCTTTGTCTTCGTTGACAGCGCAGTACCTGATTGTTGCTGGTGGAGCAGGTGGTGGTGGCAACTATCACACCGTGGCTACTGGCGGCGGTGGCGGCGCTGGCGGTCTGTTGACTGGTACTGGGTTGACCATCGATGCCAACTCTAACTACGTTGTGGTTGTAGGCGCAGGCGGAGCAGGCGGTACTGGCGGTGCTGGCACAAATGGTGTTAACGGCACTAACTCCACATTCAGCATGGTCGCTACTGCGGCTGTCGGTGGCGGCTACGGAGCAACAAACCAACAAGCGGGTGGGAATGGTGGCTCAGGTGGTGGCGCATCAGGCCCAACCACTTCGGGTACTTTTGCTGGCGGCACTGCAACATCAGGACAGGGTAATGCTGGCGGCTCTGCCAATCAATTTCAAGGTGGCGGTGGTGGCGGTGCTGGTGCTGCTGGCGCTTCTGGCGCAACTGGAAACGGGGGAAACGGACTTGCATCTTCTATAAGTGGCTCATCAGTCACTTATGCTGGCGGCGGCGGTCAAACTGGTGGAACTGGGGGTGGTGGTAATGCAGGCGTTGCTGGCACAGCGAATACTGGGGGTGGTGGTGGCATGGGGGCTGGTGGCGCAAACAATGCTGGTGGCGCAGGCGGATCCGGTATTGTCATCATCTCCTATTCTGGCAGTACCCAGCAAATGGCTGGTGGCACTGTGACCATCTCTGGCGGCAATGTCATCCACACATTCACATCCAGCGGCTACCTCACGCCCATCAAGTACGCAAGCCGTTCACTGCGGTTCCGTAGCAGCGCAAATGCATATTTGAACCGGACTCCCGCAAAGGCATCCAACCAAAAAACATGGACATGGAGTGGCTGGACAAAACGTGGAAACATGGCGACAGGTTCGGCGCAATTTCTTTTTACGGCAAAAAGTGGTACGCCTTGGGGTGGCATTGTTTTTGAAAATTCCACAGGCCAACTTCAAGTAACATTTACTGCGGGGTCATCTGGAGGAACTTACACTTCAGCCTATTATCGTGACCCATCTGCTTGGTATCACATAGTCGTTGCAGTTGACACCACACAAGCAACCGCAGCAGACCGAATCAAAATATATGTTAATGGGGTGCAAGTAACTTCGTTCTCAAGCACGAACTACCCAGCACAAAACTTTGACACGCAGTTCAATAGTGCAATTGCTCATTATTTAGGCTGCTCATCGTCCGGTACTGAGAATGTTGACGGCTACATGACCGAAGTCAACTTCATTGACGGCGCAGCCCTGACCCCATCCAGCTTTGGCACGTTCAACAGCTACGGCGTATGGCAACCCATCACCTACGGCGGCTCATACGGCACGAACGGGTTCTACCTGACCTTTGGTGACAACACATCGACCACCACGCTGGGCTACGACACCAGCCCGCAGGGTAACAACTGGACGACGAACAACATCAGCCTGACCGCTGGGTATACCTACGACTCCATGACGGATGTGCCAACGCTGACAAGCGCGACAGTGGCAAACTACCCCACATTAAACCCGCTTATTGGAACAGCCTCCGCAAGCTACACGCTCAACGACGGCAATTTGAAACTAGCTAGTAGTGCAATGAGTGGGCATATCAACGCCACTATGGCGGCAACAAGCGGTAAATATTACTGGGAGTGCATAGTAGTTTCTGTATCTAGCAACAACGATTTTAGTGTTGGGGTTGACATATATGGTACGGCTAGTTTGAGCGCATCAATGGGCCAAAGTGCTGGAAGCTACACCATATACAGCTACGCTGGAAACACCTATCTACAAAAGCGAACCAATTCATCAGGCACATTAACAAACACTACTGCGGCAGTCACTAACGACATCATCATGGTTGCTATGGATGTTGGCGCTGGTTATGTGTGGTGGGGCAAGAATGGCACTTGGATTGACAGCGGCAACCCTGCTACTGGCGCAAACCCAATGTATACCGGATTGACGGGGACACTGATACCCGGCGTAAATGGCGGTGGCGGTAGCACTAGCACGACCACTTTGTCCCACAACTTTGGGCAGCAAGGGTTCACCTACACCCCACCAAGCGGCTTTGTTGCGCTGAACACCTACAACCTGTCCACGCCTACGATACCCAACGGCGCGGTGTACATGGCGGCTACGACCTACACGGGTACGGGCGCTACGCAAGTGGTTGCCAACACGGTCAACGGCACAGCAATGCAGCCTGATTTTGTATGGTTAAAAAGCCGAAGTGTTAATCGTGACCATCGGTTAATGGATACCAATCGTGGAATTAACTACATACTTTATTCAGATTTAACAATTGCTGAAGCTACTGGTTCTGCTTTATCTAGCGTTAACAGCAACGGGTTTACGCTCAACACCGCCGACCAAGGCAATAACAGCGGCGAAACCTACGTTGCATGGCAATGGAAAGCCAACGCTGGAACCAACGTATCTAACACCAGCGGCTCTATTACTAGCACGGTGAGCGCAAACACTACAGCTGGATTCAGCGTCGTGACCTACACGGGTACAGGCGCTAACGCTACGGTGGGGCATGGGTTGGGTGTTGCACCAAGCATGGTGATTGTGAAGCAGCGCAATTCTGCCGCTGATTGGGTAGTCAAGCACGTTTCTTTGTCTAGTAACGACTCCACTTTAATTCTTGACAATACTTCAGCGGCAACTGTGTATTCGCCATCTGTTTGGAACAATACCGCTCCAACGTCCACGGTGTTTTCAATTGGCACAAACACCGCCATCAACGTAAACACCAACACTTACGTTGCCTACTGCTTTGCCGCAGTAGCAGGCTACAGCGCATTTGGCAGCTACACGGGCAATGGTTCTGCGGACGGTACGTTTGTTTACCTTGGATTTCGACCACGGTTTATTATTGTAAAAAATACCTCAGGGGCAGATGCTTGGCAAATGTGGGATACCACAAGAACCCCATACAACGTAGTTAATGGCGTTTTGTACCCAAACTTTAATACTGTGGAGACATCCAGCGGAACAAGTGATATTGACATCCTATCCAACGGGTTTAAGGTTCGCACAAGCAATTCAAATGTAGGAACAAATGGCGCAACTTACATCTACATGGCCTTTGCCGAAAACCCATTCAAGTACAGTAACGCCCGTTAAGGAGAACACATGAGCCATTTTGCAAAAGTAGAGAACGGCATCGTCACTCAGGTGATTGTTGCTGAACAGGATTTCATCGACACTGGTGCGCTGGGCCACGGCTGGGTGCAGACCAGCTACAACACGCACGGCGGGCAACACCCCGAAGGCCGTCCGCTGCGCAAGAACTACGCTGGTATCGGCTACGCCTACGATGAGGGCCGTGATGCCTTTATCCCGCCCAAGCCGTACCCATCGTGGACGCTGAACGAAGACACCTGCTTGTGGGATGCGCCGACTGCAATGCCCACCGACGGCATGTACACATGGGATGAAGCTACCACTTCTTGGGTGGCTGCATAAATCGTGATTGACCAAGTTGTCTCTGCTGAAAACCCGTGGCCCAATACCGAAACCAAAACGGTATTGGTCTGCCGCATCCCTAAGAAGGATGATAGGCCGAGTACAAACGAGTTTGTAGACAAAGACGGACGTATCTGCCGCTGGGTAGTGATGGACAAAAAATGATAGACCCTTTCACCGCGTTTGCAGCCGCTCAGGCAGCGGTGAAGGGAATCCAAGCAGCTATCAAGCTGGGCAAGGATGTGCAGGGTATTGCGGCAGACCTGAGCAAGTTTTTTGAAGCCAAGGACATTGTTCAGCAGGCGGCGAACAACCCTAAAAAGTTCAAGTCGGACACGGCACAGGCGCTAGAGACGGTGATGCAAGCCAAGCAACTTGCGGAGGCCGAGACAGAACTGAAGAACGCGCTGATATGGTCGGGCAATGCGGATGTATGGGAAGGCGTGCTGCTAGAGCGGAACAACATCATCCAGCGGCGCAAGAAGGAAGAGATGGAAGCGGCAATGGCAAGGGCCAAGAAGCGCCAGCAGATAATGGAGGCCGTTAGTATGGTCTTCTGGATTTCGGTGTTCTTGGCGGCAATTGGCCTGAGTTATTTTTTCACAACTCTATTTTTGGAGAGACGCGCATGATTCCAATCCTTGGTGCATTGCTGGGCACACTGGCTGAAAACGGTCTGGGGCTGCTGTCCTCTGCTATTCAGGCCAAAGGCAAAGAGGTGGTCGAGAACACCTTGGGCGTAAAGATACCCGACAACCCTACCCCTGAAGATGTTGCCAAGCTGCGGCAGCTTCAGTACGAGCATGAAGAGCGCCTGATTGAACTCGGCATTGAAAAAGCCAAAATGGAGTTGGCTGAACTGGAACTGCTTGCCAAAGCCGCACAAGCCGATGCCGACAACATCACAGACCGCTGGCAGGCTGACATGTCTTCCGACTCTTGGCTGTCTAAGAACATCCGACCTATGTCGCTGGTTGCGCTGTTTTTGGGCTACTTCTTGTTTGCCATGATGTCTGCTTACGGTTACAACGCCAATGAGAGCTACGTAACTTTGCTGGGAAATTGGGGACAGCTAATCATGGGCGCATATTTTGGCGGGCGCACAATTGAAAAGCTGGCTGAAATGAGAATCAAAAAGTGATATCCATTCCCGTCCTCTACATTTGCGTTGCAGCACACTGCGAGTTCTTGCAGCAGCTTACCCATTACGCTGATAGGAAGCTGTGCATGGAAGCCGCAGAAGCAAAGAAGCAGGAGTACATCAGGCTGGGCGCTAAAGTAGACGCAACGTGTATTGACCTAATTGTTCAAAAAAGGGGTAGTTATGAGTCTTAGTACCGAACAAGCAGCGTTTCTGCTGGATTTCTGTAAGCTGGTGCAGTACGCCACCGACCAAGGTTTTATGGTTACCGGCGGGGAACTTGCCCGTACCCCGGAGCAGCAGGCCATCTACTTCAAGACAGGCCGGTCTAAGACCATGAACTCCATCCACCTCAAGCGTTGCGCTGCCGACCTGAACTTCTTCCGTGATGGCAAAATCATCTGGGACAAGGCCACCATTGCTCCGCTGGGTGCGTACTGGGAGACGTTACACCCAAAAAATCGCTGGGGCGGAAACTTTAAGAGCTTGGTAGACTGCCCGCACTTTGAACGGAACGTGTAACCGCCACCATGCCACTACAAAAAGTCATTCTCAAGCCCGGTGTAAATAGGGAGAACACCCGCTACACCAACGAGGGCGGGTACTACGAATCTGACAAGGTTCGGTTCCGCCAAGGCACGCCTGAGAAAATTGGTGGGTGGCAGCGCATCTCGGCAAATACGTTCAGCGGCCTGTGCCGCTCTCTGTGGAATTGGATAACGCTGGGTTCGTTAAACCTGCTGGGTGTTGGTACTAACCTCAAGTTCTACATTGAGCGCGGCGGTGCGTACTACGACATCACTCCTATCCGTACTACCAACACGCTGACCAACCCGTTTACCACAGCTACGTCTACCAATACAGGCACAACGACTACGGTCTTAGTTACTGACGCTAACGGCGGGTTCATCAACAACGACTACGTCACTTTCGATGTGGGCGGCGCGGCCTCGGTCACGTTCAACGGCATCACCATCACCACCAATACTGAGTACCAGATTACGTACGTAAGCTCCTCGACCTACAACATTACGGTAACCGGCACAGCATCGGCAAGTTCTGCTGGTGGCGGAACCATCTACGCTGTCTACCAAATCAACACAGGCCCATCTTATGCGGCTCCTTTGGTTGGATGGGGTTCAAGTACTTGGGGCTCTGGCGCTTGGGGTATTGGTACTGCGTCTACGGACGCTTTGCGCATTTGGAACCAAGTTAACTGGGGTGAAGACCTTGTGTACGGCCCTCGTGGTGGGCCTTTGTATTACTGGGACGCAGCTAAGAATGTGAACGGCTCCATAGCTACGCTGACCATTGCGTCTCCTTGTGTAGTCACAGCCAATGTAAGCCTTGCAGATGGCACACCAATTAGTTTCTCTACTACTGGGTGGTTACCGACTGGGCTGTTGCCGGGAGTTACGTACTACACTAAATACATATCTGCGTTTACGTTTAATTTAGCAGCCACGTCGGGCGGTGCTTCTATTAATACAAGCGGTACGCAATCTGGTACGCAGACCATCAATGCTAACGGGGTACTACTGTCTTCCTTGACCGGCGCGGATGGGTACACCCCGCTGTACCAGAACTACTTTACGGTGTCTGATGTCAGCCGGTTCTTACTTGTTTTTGGCACGAACGATTACGGCAGCACTACGCTTGACCCCATGCTTATCCGGTGGTCTGACCAAGAATCGTTGACTACGTGGTATCCGGCAGTGACTAACCAAGCGGGCAGTGTGCGCTTGTCCCATGGCTCTAAAATTGTTGTTTCACTGCAAAGCCGTCAGGAGCTTCTGGTCTTCACTGACCAAGCCCTTTATTCGCTTCAGTACCTTGGCCCCCCATATGTGTGGGGCACACAACTGCTTGTAGACAATGTATCGATTGCAGGGCCAAATGCAGCGGCTATTGCTTCGGGTGTTACCTATTGGATGGGCGTAGACAAGTTCTACAAATACGATGGACGGGTTCAAACTTTGCGTTGCGACCTACGTCAGTACATCTATAGTGACATCAATACCCTTCAATACGACCAGATATTTGCTGGGACGAATGAGGGCTTCAATGAGGTATGGTGGTTCTATTGCTCACAAAATAGTGTGGACAGCAGGATTGACCGGTATGTTGTCTACAACTACGCAGAAGATATTTGGTACTACGGGTCTATGGCCCGTACTGCTTGGCTGGATACTGGCTTACGCAACTTCCCCATTGCAGCCACATATAGCTACAACATCGTGAACCATGAGTCCGGTGTGGACAACAACGAGACCGCAACCGCACTGCCTATTGAATCATCTATTACTACCGCCCAGTACGACATTGGGGATGGGCACAACTTTGCGTTTGTGTACCGCATGATTCCTGACTTGACGTTTCGTGGGTCTACGTCTGGGACTACACCACAAGTGACCATGTATCTGCAGGGTCTGAACAACTCGGGCTCTGGCATCACGCAGACCGGCAACGCTAATGTGGTCAACACAGGTTCGGCCCCTTCGGTCATCAACGTAGATGAATTTACCGGGCAGGTTTATATCCGCGTCCGTGGTCGCCAGATGCAAATGAAGATTACTTCCAACACGCTTGGTACGCAGTGGCAGCTTGGCGCTCCCCGCGTTGATATCCGTCCTGACGGCAGAAGGTAGACATGGGACAAAAAAACGTAGTCGCGCCCCGGCTTCCTGCTGCCCCGGAAATGTATGACCGTCAGGCTATGAATGAGATTTTTCGGGTTCTTTCGATATACTTCAGGCAATTGGACAACAACGGCCCTATAGCTATCAGCACTCAGCGAAATGGTACAGATGTTGTTGCAGCGTTAAGCGCCCCGCCTACAGGTAATACATCGGTTCCCAGCTTGCCAACGCAGGCAGATTTGGCTAGTTTGCGGGTTGGGGACATCTACTACGACACAAGCGCAAGTAATGTGCTTAAGGTCAAGACGTAAGAAAGAGGTAAATTATGGCCTTCGGTTTTGATGATTTTGCAGGTTTATTTGACCCCATATCCGACGTACTAGGTACGTCTGGGCGCAAAGGCGTAGGCCTACTCCAACAAGAACCCGAAGACCTTCAACGCGCAGCTATGTTGGCTGCCCTAGCTGCATCTGGATATGGCATGTTAACTGCCGCTGCCCCCGGAGCCGCTGGGGTTGCCGCCGCTGGAGCCCCCGCTACTCTTGTTACACCCAGCGCCGGTATTTTGGCAGCGGCCCCTGAAGCTGCGGCAGTGGTAGCTCCCGAAGTTGCGTCCTTAGGCGCGGAAGAAGCCACTAGACTTGCAATGGAAGAAGCTGCAAAGGAAGCTGCACAGGAAAGTATTGTGCAATCAGCCAAACTAGACCCTGGTTTGCTACGCGATGTAAGCGCGGATGGTATTCAAACCGCCGACGCAGGTGGCAATTATCTTGAAACTATACGGGATAAACTTTTTGGCAAACCAGTTGAGTTAGACCCTTCCAAAATGCCACCGGATTATGTGTCGCTTCACGCAGAACAACCATTTGCAAGGACTAGCGCTTATGCAGATTTAAATGCAGTGCCTCCCGGCCTAGAAGCTGAAATTAATGCCCAACAAATTGCTGATTATGGAACGCAACCTATTAGAGGTGGGGCTTCTACTTATTTAGATGAACCAACTGAAGAGTTAATTAAACAAAACACTCCCGAGTACGCTAATTATTTAGACGCAACAAACACTAGCCGTTATAGAGGCAGTTTTGACGACTATCAAAGAATTAATCTAGAAAATGAGTTTGCTAAAAGGTCCGCCGCTGCGCCGCCTTCTACTATTCAGCATTTTGATAACCCCGCATCTACTACCCAAAACGTATTCCGGGGTAACCCTGCTGAAGCGGGTTTTCAACCGCCTCAAGTAACAAGAGGTGGGTACTTCAACAACGGTATCAATGGTGAATACACCGATACGCTGACTCCATTTGAGCGGGGGATGGATACTGCTGGAAGATACTTTGATAAAACAACAGACTACATAGAGAAGAATCCCTATAAATCTGCTGGCCTAGCTTATTTTGGTGCATCTAAACTGGGGCTGCTTGATCCACCTAAGCAAGAACCCATTGCGGACAATTACAAGAACCCGTACACCATGACTGGGTTCCGTCGGTCTTCGCCTAGTCCGTCTGCTTATCAGTACAAGCCCCGCTATGCCCAAGGTGGTATTGCCAGCGTACAAGGCTACGCAAAGGGCGGACGGTCTAAGGCTGAGTCGGCGATGGACTTCTACGATGCCATGAACCCCCAGCAGGAAGCGCCACCTCTCAGGCACGGTGACCCCGGCATTTACTATGACATGGACCCAGACACGCGGTATCTAGACCCAATGGAAGCCGCCATGGTGCGCATGTCCAAGCTCAACAGCCGTACCAACGTGCAGGCTCCTACTATGGCTCCGTCTAGGCGCATGGGTGAGTTGGACTTCAAACCCGTTGCCGCTGCGCAAGGCGGGATCATGGGCTACGCTAGTGGTGGAGATGTCCCTATTGAGGAAAATCAGTTCAATAAGCTAACTGGGCGTGGTAATGGTAGGCCTGAGGATCACAACCCTGCGTGGACTAATGCTACTCCAGCAGAAAAAGCTGCTTATTACAAAGAACGCCCAATGCAAGGAGCTTTTAATCGTGTTTTGTACCAAGGATTGAAATTTGCGCCTTTTATTGGCCCAACATTACGCCTTCAAGAAATGACAAACCCTGAGTTTGTAGCTAACCAACAAGCTATATGGAATGGGTATGACCCCGCTGCATTTGCGGAAGGCCCTCCAGACCCAAATTTCAACGGTCAAGCAGCCGCAGCAGCACGTCAAGAAGGTCAAATAGCGGCAGTAAATGCGGCAAATGCAGCGGGTGCAGGGTTGGCAGCTAATCCTATGAGTACAGACCCCTCACAACGAGGTGGCGGTGGTGGCGGTGGTGGGGCTAGTAATAGCAATCCGGGAGACACCGGTAGAGGTGGTGGCGGCGCGCATTTAGCTCAAGGCGGTGGCATCATGGGGTACAACCTCGGTGGCTATGCTTCTGGGGGAAACCCTAGGTTACTTCGTGGGCCCGGAGATGGCATGAGTGACCACATCCCTGCTACCATCAACAATCGCCAACCAGCACGCTTAGCCGACGGAGAGTACGTAATCACTGCGGATGTGGTGTCACATCTGGGCAATGGCTCAACCGAAGCGGGTGCAAGACAACTAGATGCAATGATGAAACGAATTCGCAAAGGTCGGACGGGCACTCCTAAACAGGGTAAGCAGATTAACCCTCGTAAGTACTTGCCTGCATGATTGAAGTCTCGATGGTTCCTAGGGAGTACATAGATACTTGTTGGGACAAAGTTGAGGCGTATTTAGAAAAAGCAGCCGAGCACACGCACGGGCGCTTTACAGTTGACGACATCTATAATTCCATTATTGGTTATGACCATGACCTGTGGGTGGCTTATGACGGTGTTGATATAAAAGGCGCTGTAGTCACTAATTTTGCCGTGTATCCACGCAGCAAGTACTTGACGATGCAGTTTTGTGGTGGTGTAGAGCTAAAGAGTTGGAAAGACCCTATGCTGAGCTTGCTGAGACGTTACGCTAAAGACATGGGATGCGACGGCATCGAGTCCACAGCACGCCGGGGCTGGGCTAAAGTCTTTCAAGACGACGGATACAAAGGTACTTGGGTTACTTTCCAACTGCCTCTTGAAGGAGTAAATCATGGGTAAAGGCAGCAGTGGCGGTGGGCAACCCACGCAGACTAGCAGTAATGTAACGAACACCAACGTACCTGAGTACGCACGTCCGTATGTGGAGAACATGCTGTCGGCAACTCAAAGCCAACTGTTCAAGATGGATGGGAGCAATATAAGTGGCTTCCAACCCTACAAAGCATACGGCGGTACATACGACGAAGCTGGCAACCAAACAGCCTACGATCCTAGCAAAGCAATTGCTGGATTTAGCCCCCTGCAACAAAGGGCTATGGACATGTCTAGTGGGCCTGAGGGGTTTGCACAGAATGTGGGCGGCTACATGTCGCCCTACATGCAGAACGTAACGGACATTCAGAAACGTGAAGCCGCCCGTCAGTCGGGCATTCAAGGAATTCAACAACAAGCCCAAGCTACTCAGGCCGGTGCGTTTGGCGGTAGCCGTGATGCTATTCAACGCGCAGAACGCGAACGCAATCTTGCCCAGCAGATGGGTGATATTCAAGCGCAGGGTTCACAAGCTGCGTTTGCCAATGCACAAAATCAGTTCAATACCAACCTTGGGCAGATGAGCGCTGCTGGCGCACTCCAGCAGCAGAACCAACAGCAGGCTATTAATCAGTCCATGCAGGACTACGCCAACGCACAGCAGTACCCGTTGATGCAGTTGGGCACAATGTCTAACATGCTACGTGGCCTGCCCATGCAGGCTCAGACTACCCAGCAGTACCAAGCACAAGCTAACCCCATCACGCAGGGCATTGGTGCTATTGGCTCACTAGGCTCCTTAGCGCAAGTGAAAGCTGAAGGCGGTGCTGTTCGTAGCATGGCCTCAGGTGGCATTACGTCCATCCCCCGCTATGACGTTGGCGGCGCGGTAGTGAGCCAACTTGCAACCATGCCCGATGAGGCGTTGAAGAAAGAGGCTATGGAGTCTCCTAGCCCCCGTGTTCGTGAGATGGCTGCAGCGATCCTCAAGCAACGCCAAGCTGGCCTAAATGCAGAGCCACAGATGGAAACTGCTCCTCAAGGCGTGGGCCCCATGGGTGTGGACTACAACGCCAACTACGCTGGCGGTGGCATCATTGCGTTTGCTGATGGCAAGAAAGTCGATGCAGAAGAGGCAGCGCGTTTGGCTAAGCAAACGGAGATGTACATAGCAGGGGCCAAACTAGCCGCTGATCAACGCGACGCTGATAGGTTAGAAGCCCTAGCCAAACAACCTGCTTCTAAAGGTATTCCCGCACTTCTTGATCGAAATGCCCCTGCATATACAAGCGCTAGCGCTGCAGCACCGGGTCAAACTCTTATTCAGCGTCAACCTAATGAGTCCTTTGAACAGTTTAGGCAGCGGGAAATTCAAGCACAAACTGCTGCCCAAGCGCAAAGAGCTTTAGCGTTACAAGATCAAACTGAGAAAGAACGCCTTGCAGAACTAGCTAAACGCAGAGAAGCAGGGCAGATACCCGCTCCAAGTCCTTTTGTAGATGCTACTAAACTTCCTGATGTTGGTTCAGCACGTAAGAAGACTCTATCGCAAGACGAAATGCGGGCAGCGGCAGCAAATACAGCGAATAGCAGTGGCATAAAACCCTATGTTGGCCCAAGCGGTAAAGCTTCAGAAATCTCTACTCTGCTGCAAGGGGGCCGTGAGCCTATTGGCATAGATAGCGTAGGTACTACTGCTGAGAAACGCGCCCCCGTTGTTACTGAAAAACGCGCCCCTGTTGTAGTTAAAGAAGCCGCCGCCCCAGTTGTTGTAGCTAAAGCTCCTCCCGCGCTTCTTGATAGAAATGCTCCGCCCTATACAGGCGTGGCTGTTGAAGCTGCGCCTACGGGGATTGCTGCTGTTGATCCGTTGGCTGATTCAAGGGCGACTCTTAAAACTCTTCAATCCGAAGCTAACAAGACTCAAGAACAAATCTACAAAGAAAACCAAGCGGCGTTGAAAGCGCAAGGGCTTGACACCTCTGAGGCACGCGACCAATACATGAAGGCTCAGCAAGCCCAACGCGCTGAGACCGAGAAGAGCTTCCAGAACCGTGAGTACCTGCGCCGCGCTGCGTTCTTTGCTAAGTGGGGTTCTACGCCCGGTAACACTCTGGTTGCTGGCATGTCGGCATTGAAAGAAACAATTCCTGATGTTATCCAAGACGCCACGGAAAAACGTGCGGCGTTGCAACTGGCAGATAAAGCTATCTACGAATTGGGCGAAGCCGTCCGGTTGGAGAAGCTTGGCATGTGGGAGAAAGCTGCTGCACAAAAACTTAAAGCAGCCGAAACTGCAGCTACCTTGCAAGGCCAGATCACGCAAGCTTCGGCAAGCATTGAAGGTCATAGGATTAGCGCTAAGGGCACGACTGACGCTGCTGGCATACGCGCAGCGTCGGATGAGAAAACCACCGAAATGACTGCCTCTGCTACTAGATATTCTGCTGACCAACGTCTGGCGGCTGAAAAACTTTCTTCAGCAGCTTCTGCAAGGGCTACAGCAGAGGCAGCGGCTGGTCGCCTAAATAAAGTTCAATTTGAGGCTATCAATAGAGCAGCGGAAAAACTTAACCGCCTACCTAGTGAAATTGAAGCAGTACACAGTAAAAACCCTGATTATGTGGCTGCTGTCAAAGCCAAAGCTACGGCAGAGCGGGTGCTTGCTAATAACCCTGACAGCGCGCCAATGAAAGCGCAACTAGCTAACGCACAGAAAGTGATTAGCGGATTTACGGCAGGTGATAACAAGATACTTGGCGAAGCTAGACAAAGGCTAGAGGCGATGGAAAAACGCTACTATGGCCCTGACTATGTTGCTAGCCCTGCTGCTTCTGCAGATGCTGACCCCCTAGGACTCAGAAAGTCTAAATAATGAACATCCAAGATATTCGGCAAAAGTACCCCCAGTACAACGACCTGTCGGATAAAGACCTTGTTGATGGGCTGCATGGTAAGTTCTATTCTGATATACCCGTCAATGATTTCTACCAGAAGGTAGGGTTCCAAGCTACGCCTGTGCAGCAGGGGGCAAAGGTCCTTCCTGACACAGACACGTCCAGTGATTTCATGCGGGGGATTAAAAACTACCCCGGACAGTTTGAGTCAATAGTTGGAGCAGGGCAAGCCCTAACAGGTTTAGCCGCCAAGAAACTGGGCTTTGAAGACACCGGTAAGAGCCTTATCCAAAAAGGTCTGGGCAAAATTGAAGAAGGTGAAGGCAGGACTGTATCTAAGAAGTCGGATGAGTTCACTACTGCTTGGGAAAAAGGCATTGGCACAGTCCTAACAGACTGGTTGCCGTATCAGGTTGGCACGGGCGCAGCTAACATCGCAGAATCTCTTGCTTTTGCGGGGCTTGGCGCTGGCGTAGGCGCGGTTACAGGGTTTGGTGCTGGCGCAGTTCCCGGCGCGGCGGCTGGCTTTGTGTCTAAGACCCTCGTGAAGCAGGGCATCAAAGAAGCTGCTGAAAAAGTCCTCAAAGAAGAGGGCAAAGAAGCTGCGCAAGCATTTGTTGAGAACGAGGCTAAAAAAGTCATTGTTGCAACGGCTGGCAAAGAAGCGTTTGAGAAAGGTGCTACTGAGTACGCCAAGGCTGGGGCTAAGAAGGTCGGCTCTTATGCTGGTACAGGGGTTCAGGCTGGCATTCATGGCGCTGGTGAAGTTGGTGGGCGCGCTATCCAAGAAGGTCAACAACGTGGTGAGACCATAGAAGACATTGACCTTGGTCGTGTACTTCCTATGGCAACAGTGCATGCCGTTGCGGACTTTGTAAATGACCGTATTGGGCTTGGTGCGCTCAAAATTGGTGACACAGCTTCTAAGTCCCTTATTGCTGAGATAGCTAAACGTGTTGGTATGACTGGGCTTAAAGAGACCGGTGGGGAAGAAGTCCAAGCCATTGCAGAACGCTATGGCGCTAAGCTGTCCCTGACCGATGCAGAGGCACTCAAAGAGTACGTCAACACCGCCGCCGCTTCGTTTGCTATGGCAGTGGCTCCCGGCACGATTGGTGGAGTTAGAACCCACCTTGCCCAACAAGCACGACTCCAGCCCCCTACCGGTACAGAAGGCACGCAGACTGAGGCAGAAAAGAAAGCTGCAGCGGGTGCGCCCGCTATGACTGATGAAGAGTTCAACAAGCGGATGGAGGAGATTAAAGCCGCCAAAGTTGTTGAACCAGCCAAAGAAACTGCTACTACAGATGTCCCCGACCTAAAAGGAACTACCGATGGCACTCAAGCCGCTCAAGCCCAGCAAACAGAAACGCAAAAACAAGAGACAACCTCAGCCGCAGATGTAGCTGCGCAAAAAACAGAGTCAATTCGCACTGCTATTGATGGAGCTATCAAGCAGGGGTACTCCCCTGACCAAGCGTATGAAGAACTGTTTAAAAATGTTGTTGACAAAGAGACCCTTACTGCGGCTAGAGAATATGCAGACAGCTTAAAACCCGTTGTTGCGCCAGAAGTCCAAGCAGAGATTAACCGGCGGCAGGCCAAGATAGATGAGCTAAGAGAAAACGGCGCTGCTGATGCGCGCATTAAAAAAGCTGAGGATGGCCTCAATACGTACAAAGCAAGCGTAGGCATTGAGGGGCCAGTGTTAAGCGCTAAGGCTAAGTTAACCCCTGCACAGGAACAAGAGGCTAAAGACACTGCTTTAAAGGACAGGGCTGAAGAAAAAACACGCCAAGCAGATTTGAAAGAATCACTTGCTAGGTCAGAGCCTAGGTATGAACAAAAAAATATTCCTGAAAATGCTGAAGAGCTCTATAACGATACGCGGGAAACCGTAAATGAAAAAATAAATGTAGACAATGAAAAGCGTGCGGAGTTAGTCAAACAACATGACGAGCTTGCTCAACAGTTAAAAGCAATTGAAGCTGAACGCGAAGCATTGGATGCTAAGAGTGATGAAGCAAACAAGCAATTTACAACTGCAAAAAATGCTGCTGCTAGAGAAACAGCTAAGGCTCAAGAAGATGAATTTTTAAATCAAGCTGATGCATTAGCTAAGCAAGAAGCTGCTATCAATGAAAAATTAAAAAGCGCTGCGCAATCTTTGCAAGACCATGGTGTTGCGCAAAATTCTATGCCTGAGTGGTACAAGCTGACCAGCGATGAGAAAGACTTGTACTTTGGCTATATCAGCCGTAATACGCTTGAAGAGCATGGTAAAGCAGCACAAGCATTGCGTGAATACAGAAAGCAGAAGGGCTCCCGTGAAGGTGGCTATGGCAAGAAAAAAATGTCTGCCACGGAGCATCGGATAGCCCTTGCTTATGAAGATAACCGTGAGCATTACAGCAAACTGTTTCCAGTTAAATTTCCTCGTTGGAATGACCTGTCTGATACAGCAAAAGGTATTTTTCTACAAAAAGTAGTACAGACTACAGTAGACCCAATTACGGGTAAGACCACATACAAATACACTGGCGCTGGGCTACAGCAGGATGCGGCCTTTGCTGAACTTGGCGTTCACTTGCTTAGTGAAAAAGGCGGGATGGACAAAACCACCCGTGTTAAAGCTGAAGAGAATTTCAAGAAAATTCAACGGCGGATAGCTGAAGAAACTAAGCTCTATGAAGAGCGCAAAGCTAAGCATGAACGTGATCAGCAGCGTTGGCAGCAGATCATGGGTATATCTAATGAAGGCGTACCGGGTACTAGCTATGCCCGTCCATCCATACTACCTAGTCGTGTAGTGCAGATGATTAAAAGCAATAACCTCAAAGGCGTATTGCAATACCTACGCTTTTTGGGCGAGGTAAAGACTGACAATAAACCAGCTTCATTTAGCAACAAGATACTGAAAACCATTGCACAAACTGTGTTTTCAATGGATTTAAAAACACGTATTCAATACAGAGAAACATTGCCCGGCGGTGATTTAGCTATATACGATCCGGTAAAAGACACCATCTACGTTACCGCTGAAGGCATGACAGACCATGTGGTACTGCACGAAATCATCCATGCGGCTACAGTAAAAATCCTTAACCACTATACAAAAGGTGAACTGAAATACTTAACGTCAGGGCAAATTGAAGCCAGCAAACAACTCATAGACATTATGAATGCCACTAAAAATATAGTGGCTGGCGACGAAGGCGAAACCATGCGGGAACTACATCCCCGCGCGTATGAAAACATCTTTGAGTTTGTGGCCTATGCGTTGACTGACGAGCAAATGCAAGCTGACTTGGCTAACCCTGAGTTGATAGCGCAGCAGCAGATAGATCAGACATGGAACCAAGATACGATAGAACTTTCATCCATATTGCCAGAGAAAAGAAGCGCGTGGTCTGAATTTAAGCTGTCGATGGCAAAGCTGTTGAAGCTGGACAAGTTCCTGTTCGATAAAAAAGGCGAGCTTCGACCCACACAAAGAAAAAACCTGTTGATGGAAATATCAGCAGCGTTTGAGAGCATCCTTGCGGTTTCAACAGAACCTATCTACTTAGATCAGCTTGCGGCAAGGGGGGCCCAAGAGGCTCCAAGACAGGCAGCAATGCCGCGCACGGAAGACTCGTACAAGCTACCGAGTGATGTCGCACCCAAGTCTTTCACGCAGCATATTAGAGAGTTGTTCTTGACACAGTCGGGGCACTCACGGCTTGAGTACTTCTTCCAGAACAAACGCGCTGTGTTGAGGAAGCTATCCGAGCAGATGGCTAAAGCTGGGGTTATTGTCTATACGGGTGACAGGATCAACGACATCTATGGGCAAATCACTACCGCCGTGGCTGATGCCAAAAACTACTTTAATGCGTACGTCGATCAAGACCTAGAGGAACTTAACACCGCTGTGGGTAAGTATGCTCGTGCTGCAAAGCTGACCACTAAAGAAGCGCTTGAAAAATTGCATCCTCTACTTGAGGCCTTGCATGAGCCTGAGCGCCGCATGGTTAAGTATTTACTTACCGTACCGCTGACTCCCCAAGCAGATGCGCAACGCGCTGCAATTGTTGACGCGCTTGATACCCAAGTACTGACTGAGGCACAGGCAAAACAGCTAAGGGCAATGCTTGATGGCATTGTGTTTACAACCGATGCCCAAGGTAACCGTACCATCACTAACAACGTAGATACGCTGGGGGACAAGTACGACATAAATGCCCCTGAGTACAACGCTACGGGTATGACTAGAGAAGATGTTCAGAAATACACAGACATGCTGCGGGATGATCCGCACAAAGAAGAGTTTAAGGAAATTGTAGATGCCATGAAAAAACTTGGGGTGTCTACTGCCGAGTTGAACAAGATAGGCCACTATTGGTCACAGCCTGTTAGCAACCGTGTGGCGTTCTATGGGTGGGAGTATTACGTCCCACTGAAAGGCAACCCCCAACATAGCAAAGTAGATGAGCTACTTGATTTTGATAGCCAAGCAATGGGGCGTGAACTGCAAGATTCGTCTGGTGCGTTTGGTGGTCGTTTTAGCGTTTCGAAAAACCCCATCCTGCAGATGTCTGTGGATGCAACGCGCGCTGCAATCCGTGCGGGGCAACGCAACCTCACGCTTGCAATTAAAAACTCACTTGAGAAGAGCAAACTTAACCCTAACGGGCAAGGACTCATAGCAGGCAAAGTAGTAGATACCATCCTCTTTAAAGAGCGCACCAACAAAGAAATCCTTGATAAGTACCGTGGCGAAAACCACATCTTCCATTACAACGATGATGGCACTATTGATATCTTGCTGGTACAAGACAAAAACTTGCGTAATGCTATTCGGCAGACATTCAAATCAAGCAGCCCGTTGATTGACAAAGCCAACATGATTACCGGCCTGATTGCCCAAGGGCACACTCGGTACAACTACAACTTTGCCCCAATGAACTTTGTGCGCGATGCGCTGACAAATGCGTTTGTGATTGGCGCAGACATGTCTCCTGCTAAAGCAGCGCAGTACATCAAGGCAGTTGCTTCTATCGTAGTTAACGGTGGTATGTACAAAGCTATGACGGCGGCTCGATTGCTTCAGAGTGGTCATAAAGCTGACGTAGCGCGGCTTAAACAGCTAGGTGAAACCGATACGTTCTTTCAGCATATGTATGAGTTGACGGTTGAGCGCGGCGGCATGGTTACCCATCTGTCTGGCCTGTCTTTGAAGAGCCAATTTCAAGAATTGAAAAAGCAAATTGGCCCCTCTGGAATAATGACTAAGAAGGAGCAGTTTGATAAGTTTGTTGATACGTGGACAAACATGTTTGAAATTGCCAGCCGTACCTCTGCATACATGGTCGCTAAGCAAGGCTACCTTGCTGAAAATTTAGCGCGTGGTATGGACGAAGCAACAGCAACGGAAGAGGCTAAAGCTCGCGCTGTGTCGTTTACTAAGAACCTTGCTAACTTTGAGCAGGTGGGAGAGTGGGGCAAGGCAATGGGTGCGCTCTACATGTTCTTCCGTCCAGCAGCTACTGGCGCTGCGCGTTCACTTCAATCAATCACTCCTGCGTTCACTAGCTTGCAAAGTGCGGTAGAAGGTCTACCCCCGTCAATTAAGAACAACCCCACGGCGCTGGCAGAGTTCAAGAAAAACTACGCTACGCATCAGAAGAATGCCAAGATAATGATAATGAGCCTAATAGCTTTAGGTTTCTTTGCCCACACCATGTCTAAGATGATGGCCCCGGATGATGACTTGGGTCGTAATACCGTAGATGCAGATGACATGGATAGGTGGACTCGTTATGCGCGGTTCCACATACCAAACGGAATTTCTAAGCCACTAGGACTTGGAGAAAATGTTGTGTTCCAGATGCCATGGGGTATGGGGCTTGGCGCGTTTGCTGCTGCGGGGGCACAGTTGTCTGCCATGTACGATGGCAAAACATCCGTAGGCAAGGGCTTAGCCAACATCTTCGGGTCTATTGCGATGGACTCGTTTGTGCCTATCCCTGTGTCCAAGATGCCAATCACTGAGATGCCGTTGCAATGGATGCTGGACTCTGTAGCACCCAGCATGGCGCGTCCTGCGCTGGAGTTGGCCCTTAACAAGAACGGCTTGGGTCAAGCTATCCACAATGAACAGAGCCGTAGGTTTGGCGATGCATACACGGGTGGCGACAACATCCCCGAAATTTACAAAGATGCAGCAAGAGGCATTGCCAACGCTACGACTGGTGATTTTGACTGGAACCCCAACACACTGTATTTCCTGACCAACACCTACATGGATGGCCCCGCTCGGGTTATTGAGACTCTGTATGGCATCAATGACTTAGCGCAAGGGCAGAAGGGCTTCAACCCCAAGACTGACATCCCGTTAATGGGTTCGTTCTTTGGCTCCAAAGTGAACATCGATGCGCAGCAGTTTTCCAAAGTAGAAAATCAAATTAAACGCATCGAAGGCGTTATGAAACAGTTTGCTACCGACCCTGAGCGCGAAGCCCAGTACATGGAAAAGTATCCGTTCCACGAAGCCGTGGTTGAGTTTTACAACGTAGAACTGAATGGTACTTTGAAGGAACTACGCACAGAAGCTAACGAATACCGGCTGGATAAATACCTCTCGGAAAAAGATCGCAAAGAGCTACTGAAGCTAAACACCATGCAAGCCAATATCGTGAAGAACGAGATGATTCAAGTGTTCAAGTCCTACGGCATCGAACCCTAGCGGACACGCCAAGCGCGAACTCCTAAGTGCCCATCCTTATGGGTCACAAAGGACTTGACCAGTATCCCAGCGCGCTTGGCCCCGCAGTCTAGGGCATAGATCATCTCCGCAAAGCGAAGGGTGGGGATGAAGAAGCTGTCCCCAACCTCCATGCCGCTAAACGGGAACAGCCACTCAGGTTCCAGAATCATCAAAGATATCCAGTTCGGTTTTGAACCAGTACAGGTACGCTGGGTCTACTTGGATAGCTGACTTCCAGCCAGTGGTTAACCGGCCCTTCTTATCGTCTATCAAGACCTTGTTGTTCCGCATCTCAAACTCAAACTCGCGTGTACTGATATTCTTCTCGTTAAGAAACTTCTTGAACTCGGACTTTGATATTTGCAGCAGGTGATCATCACTGCAAATCCTAGCTACGATCTGCCCACGGGGTTCCATTGTCACCTTGTTATCCTTGATGACCAGTATGTTGCCCATGTTCTTATTTACAAAGTCGCCCAGCAGTGAAGGGTAGTCAGTACGGTTGACCTTGACCACTTTGTCCTTGATCTCAATCATGGCGCGGACAGTCCCGTTATAGATGCTGTCAAGGGCAAAGTCTGTGACCCCAGCTAAGTTAGCAATCTCGGCTCCTGCTAGGTTTGCCGACACCAAGTTCTCATAGAACCGGTACTCAACGTGGTTGCCAAAGTCACTCTTGAACCGGTCTTCCCATTTCGCTACGGTGTCGAGCACAAAGTTATCTCCACGGCGCAGCACCTCTTGGACAAACATCGGCCCCGCATGCCCGTAGTTGAAGTTGAAAGCATCGAAGATATGTTTGCCCAATCGGGGTTCCTTATCCAATAGCGATGGCCTATGAATGTGAAACTCAATCAATCGCGCTGCCTCTCCATCAGGGTTGGCTTTGAGTCCCTCCAACTTGCCGTAGATGGTGTGGTTGGTAGTGAACGTGGCAATCATGGATGCGGACATCTCGTATTCCCGCTCAGCGTTGACGGACGCTTGCATCTTGACCTTGGCTTTGCCGTGTGACACGTTGTGGATAAGGCCACCCAACTCCTCAGCCTTCTTATCACCGATCTCATCAAGACCAAACATCAAGTTGTGCAAGGCAAGGTAGCGGCCTGTTAAACCGTTGTCAGTGGACTTCACAATGCTCAAGTTCTTGGGGTTGCCAAAGACGCTCAAACCCGCATACATAGCGCCGGTCTTGGCGTTGCCCGACTTCCCAAAAAGGCTCACAGAGACGCCTGAAGTTGACGTATAACACATCAATGGAGAACCAAACCCGCACATCGCTGTAAAGGCGTGCAATTCAAACTCAGGCTTGTTCAAGTAGTCGATTGACTCACGCCAACGGGCGAACGTACCGTGGGTTGTTATGTGCTTTGATAGGCCACGGACAAACGGTGATGATGGCGCGTTCACTACCTCACCGGTAAGGGTGATTTCTTTCCTGCCAATCACGAAGCTACGCTTGGCCCACTCAGGGGCATCTGTCCGTTCAGCAGTCCAGCCCATCTGCATACGCATCTGATCAGCCTTAGCTACTGTCTGCATGTACTGACCCCACTTCACTACATAGTTCATAAGATGCTCCGTGTTATGGCTTGAAGGGAATACCCCGTTAGAGGCCATGAGCGCTTTGAATGTCTCTTTTGCATACACCTGCTTCATTGGTACGAGAAAGTCCCGTATGTCGTCTTTAGGAAGAACCAACCGCATCAGTAAGCATTCGCCATCGTGTGGGCTGAACATCCGCTGAATAGGGTATAGGTCATGGGGGAGGATGAGGATAGGATCGTCTTGGTGCTTAGTGCCTTTTTTGTCTATCTTGGGTGCAGGGACGAAGTAGATACCGCCGTTGATGCCCTGCACAAAGGGCATTAGGAAGTCTGGAAATTCTGAAACCTCTTTGGTATCCGGTTCTTCCCGAACTGATTCCTCTTTATCAGCTTTTGTTGCTGGCTTGAACTCGCGCCCGAGGACGATGGGGCTAACAATCTTTCCCCGGTGTTGACAGCCATCGCATCGTTCGGGGTAGTTCTCAATGAACCATGAGCAGGTGCGCGGAGCAGGAAAGCGACTTGCCTTGTCTTCTGTTTTATCATAGTTGTAGTCAGGGTGTTCGTTAGATATGTCGTGGATTGCTGTAGCCCCGTCATCGCAGAACTTGGCTATGGATAGCCCTGCAAACCACATTGGCTCTTCAAGCGTTGCGGCGTTCTCCAGCATGTGCTTGACTTGGTTGCAGCCACCTTCGTCATCCACGCTCTTCTGCGCCAGCGCTGCAAACGTCTTGCTAAAGTTGTCCAGCTTGAGCATGGCCTTGGTGTCATCGTCCAGCCCCTTGGGAATCTCGGCAAGGATGTCTGCTACGGCTACGGGCAGTGCCTCTTCAGCCTGTGCCCCTTCTGCTGCTGGGCCACCTAGGAACTCACGGAACTCCTGCCAGCCATAGACATGAATCGTGTCGCTGATAACCGACGTAGGGCGCGGCGGGTCTGTCTTGAAGTTGAACGTGTCAGGCGAACGCATGATGCGGGCAGCATCGGCAGTCACCACGGGGTCGATAGTGATGTGGGACATGCACAGCGCCTTGAACTTCTCAGCGTATGTCTTCCACTCTTCAGTGGGTATGTCTTCGTCCATCAGCCAGTAAGCATGGATGCCACCGCCTGAGTCAACCACCACTGGGTCGGGTAGACCAGCAGCGCCTTGTAGCTTGAATAGCGCAGTGTGCGCGTCAGCCTTGTCCTTGTAATCCTTCTTCTCACCAACGTCTAGGTCAATAAAGAATGACCGCACATACATGCAATCAATCGCCTTGCGGCTGTAGCCCTCAAAGGAGCCTAATGCTACGAATACGTTCTGTGTCTTTTTTAGTCTCTCAATCGTGCTCAATACATCATCGAGTGTTTCTGCAAATCTGTTGCTGACCTTGCCGGTTTTGTCTATGCCACTGATACAGTAAACACCCTGCGTGGGTAATGCTTTCTCGTAGAATTGTTTTAACATGTCTCGCAGAGTTAAGAAGAGCGGAACTATGCCCGCTCTGTTAATAAGGTGGAGGTACTCGCTGCACTAGCAACATAGGCTTTCGTACTCGTCGCCATCCAGCATCCGCTTTCCCCCCAAAAACTATCTCACATTAGGGTATATCCTTCCTACCATTGCTTCAAGATATTCCAGTGCCGCCTTGTTGGACTTAGCGGGTAGCAAGCCTTTGGCAGTGTCACTCTCAACAAGGTCTGTAAAGGTCTCGACCTTCAGTAGATTACGGTGTCGGATAGGTTTGCCACGGAACCAGCTAAACGCAGTCATCCTCGTCACATCAAGTGCCCACGCCACGTACTTAGCGGGTAGGTTAGCTTTGACGCATGCTAGCGCCAGCGCAGTGCCAGCCCTGTTGGGGTTGGCCTTGTGCAACTCAATTAAAAACGCTTCGCTGTATGACCGTGACATTCCTATTCCTTACTTCTTAGACCATTTTTTAACCACATCCGAGATGTCCTTCTCAGCAGCGGCGGGCTTTGTGGACTCGCGTTTGACTGGCTCTTCAACTTCGGGCTGTGGCTCGGGGGCGATGTCGTTACGATGGCTCGGCACTTCATCGGCTACATCTGCTTGGAAGACGTTCATCTTGATAGCAGACTCGGCGGCGGGGCTCTTTGCTTGCTGGGCGATGATGGGCAAGTCTTCATCAGGCACTTTGCCAGCGGGGGTGAACACAACCTTCGGCGCGGTGGCCTTGGTATCAAACGCCATGCGAGTGATGACCCGTCCTGCGCTGACGTTGTGCGACGCCAAGTGCTGGATGTAAGACCGGAAGGGAAATCGTCCGTTATCTTCTTTGCCGAAGGCCGACGTAGCGGGCAGCACCAGCTGCATCACATCACCAGCAGGGTCGTTAGGCAGAACCACCGCAGTACGCCAAGACAGGCGGCATGCAGTACCCGTACCGTTCTGACCGGAACCTTTAACCGCTTTGGGGCAGTCAAGGCAAGCGGAGGCCAAGGGGTTCTTCACATCCGCATCGGGCTTCTCAGAGTCGGTAGACCAGCAAGCAGGGCTCACCTTCTGACCTTCTTGGAAAACGCCCTCGTAAAACATACGCGAGGCCTTGTGTGCCATCTTCACAAAGATGACGTTCATGTGGCGGTCTTCGATAGCGCCAATCTCTTTCCCGCCAGCGTACTTACGGAACACACCACCTTTGATGGAGATGCGTTTGCTCTGCCGCATACCACCCGCTACTGCAAGGGTATCTTCGTCGAGGCCTTCGATGGGAGCCATCACTGCGCCGCTGAACAGGGTTGCGAGGTCATTACTCATTTCAATTTTCCTTGTTACTAAATTTACTAGTTGGAGGGTTTGCGCACGACAATCGTGAACTCCCTCATTACATTCACTCCGGGAGGTAGCCCATCGGCTTGGTTCTCCTTGAGGAACTCCTTGAAGTTGCCCTGATGAATCCGTGCTTCAAACAGGTCAACTGCGCCATTCGACAGGATGAATTTACGGAAGCTGTCTCCGTCATTTACGGTGTAACGCTCGTTCAACTTCCGAATAACTGTGCCGTAACTCGTCCGTATGCTCTTCGCGTTACTCTCGTTGCATGTGGACATAAAGGTCTGTTCAAGGAGGCCCAACTCATCATCAAGCTCCTTCATTTGGCTCTTCATCTCCGCTTCCATCCTGTCTCGCTCATTACGTATTGTCAAGTATACCTTGACCAATTCATCCAACTTTGTAGTTGCGATTTCATCTTTTTCTTCAATCACAGTCCTATCTCCTGTCTATATAAATCGACTAGTGCCTCATGGGAGTTCACCTTACCTTGCAGCATCTGATAGACCTTGCGTTCAGCTTCTGAGCCTTGCAGGTGAACCACAGTCATGCTGTTCACTTGCCCCACTCGGTCTATCCGCGCAACGCATTGCAGGTAGGTCTCGACGCTCATAACGGGAGACCAAAAGACAACGGTGTCTGCGGCAGTAAGGGTGACGCCATGCGAGGCAGCTTGTGGTTGTATAACCAAGACCCGTGGGTCTGTCGCGGTCTGAAATCGATTGATGATGTCAGCGCGTGTTCTTGCGGGAACGTCTCCGTTAATTACTTCATTAGTGACTCCTTCTTTAGTTAGATGGCGTGAAACAAGATCGATCGTGTGCCGAAACGGGACAAAAATAATCACCTTTTGCTCAGTTTCTTCTAGCACTTCCATCAAAGCATTGAGGCGCGGGGCTATGTCGAACTCCACCACCTCATGCGTATCGGTGTAGATTGCTCCACCCGAAATCTGTAGCAGCTTGCTCAACTGAGCCGCCGCATTGACTGCGCTGATCTGCTCTCCCGCAGCCTCAATCAGCATCTGACTCTTTAGCTGCTGGTAGTACTTCAAGACCATCGGGGACAGCGGCACTTCGCGTGTCTGATACACCAGCGGTGGCAAGTCCAAGCACTGCGCTTTCTCAAACCGGATGGCGGGCTGCAAGCAGTCGAACACTAGCTGCTTGGCGTAGGACTTGGGTATCCACTTGAAGCGCGTAATCTGCTGCATCACCTTGTCGCGCCATGCTGTGAAGTACTTGGGTACGCCGTTGGGGTTGACTAGCTTAGCAAGGCCGAACGCATCCAGTGGAGACTGTGAGGCAGGTGTGCCTGTCATCATCCATAGTCGTGTCGAGGGGGTGATTAGCTTCGCCAAGGTACGCCAGCGCTTAGTAGTCACCGTTTTATATGCGTTGGCCTCGTCAATCACAATCAGGTCAAACCCTGCCTTGGCTATCTCAGGGGAGACTGTGTTCACCCCGTCGTAGTTGATGATGACGAACTCGTAGCTGCCCTTGACTATCTTGGCTCGTTTTGCTGCATCGCCATAAGCCACGCCCACAGTGCGGTGCATCGCTGTTTTAAATATATCTGCTTGCCATGCGGAGTACATGATGGACAGTGGGCAGATGATGAGAACGCGCTTCACTTGCCCTATCTGCATGAGGTAGTCAACGGCCCAAATGACTGAGGATGTCTTACCCGTGCCAGCTTCGTTGAAGCAGAAGCAACGGTCACGTAGCGCTAGGAATGATGCAGTAGTTTCTTGATGCTTGAACGGCGTATACAAGCCAGGCCATGTGTACTCTTTGCTCATCGGGTTGGGTGCATCCCCGTAGATTTTGACCAAGCGTTGCATCTCGGTCAGCCCCCAGTAGACTAGGACTTCTGCATCTGTCCCGTCGTCCTTCAGCACTTCACACTTGTCTATGAATCCTACGATGTGTTTCAAATCGGAGGACGGCACTTTGAGATGCACTGCCGTGTCTTCAACTACAACCATACTGTTCCTTACTAAATTTAATATGGCCCCTTACGGGGGCTAGTCGGTCAGGTCAGTGCCGAAAGGAGCAAACACCTCTGACTGGTACGGTTATGGGGGGAAAGCCAAAATCCAAAAACCCCCTGAGCGCCCACTCGTACCTTACGGCGATTCTTACTTCATTGACCCATCAGACTTGCGGGCAAACGAACGGTTCTTGTGTGGGCTCTCAAGCCGCACACCATCTTTATTGGAGCCACCTTTAGACAATGCTTTGACATGGGCTACATCTTTGCCAGTGCGGTCAACGCCCTTGGCATCAAGCTTCCTTCGCGCACGTTGGCGCTCCATGCGGTTAGGTAGTTCACCTCGGTCTTGCTGCTGCTCGTACTCTTTCTTGTACGGCCTTGCTTTATTAACGTATGGCATCGCTGTTCTCCTGCATATGAATGGTCGCTACACTCGCGGCGCGGGTTTCGATGATGGCTAGTTTAAGCTGGTCTAGTGCTAATTCATAGTCCCTGTCCAGCAGATAGTCATGCGCCTTCTTCAGCGCCCGCTCAGCCATCATCATGGGGTGTGCATAGTCAATCAAAGTACTCATCGTTTTTCCTTGTAGTAGTCACAGGTTTTAACAGGACACCATCCACAGAGAGGCGTCGGGTTGGGGTTCCATACGTCCGATGCGTATGAAGTATCCAGTTTAGCTAGTTGCTGGTGGAAATGAGTCCAGAGCGTATCGATATCTTCTCGCTTGTAAGACTCATCCATGAAGCTATCGTAAGCAATAAAAAGCAGCCCCGCCTTGATGGTCTGCACCTGAGGGAAGTGAGCAAAAGTCATTAGCGCCATCAGCTTCAACTGCAAGGGCTCGGCGTACTTGTTGTTGCCCGTCTTGTAGTCAATGATGTGCGCTGTGTCGCCGTTAAGAATCAGTAAGTCCACGATGCCCCGCACCCAGTAGCCTTTGCCGTACTCACAGGCGTTACCATCTCTATCCAGTGCCATCCTGTACTCAGGTAGCTTCTCACCCTCGGTCTCTATCAACACATCCAAGACAGGCTTGAAGCTAAGATAGTTCTTAGCCAGCGGTGTGCCATCCTTGACGTAGTTCTCCGCTGCCTTGTGCGCCTCATTGCCATACGTCATCGCTGCCGTTGGAGCCTTGAAGAAGCGCTTGAGCACCTTGATTTCTTGATACTGCTTGGGACAGTTCATGTAGTCCTTCAAGGAGGAGAACGACCATGTGTAGGTAGGGGTAGTCATTTTGTTCGTACTCGCTTTGTTTTGTCTTTTTTCAGTGGGGATGGGCAGTGCGGAGGGACATACGCCACACGCCACTTTGCAGCCACGTACTTGCCCTCAGTCCAACCTGCAATGTATGCGTCAGGCATTTTGTTTAGCACCCTATAGATATGGCGCTCTTCCGTTTCCAGTCGAGTGCTTATGTCTTGTGCTGTCAAGCCATCTATGCTTGCTCGTAGCAATTTGCGAATAAGCGGGGCTTTGTGTTCATACGGTTTTCTCATTCTTTCTCTTTCAAGATGATGCGCTCCAGTATCTTCATTGCTGTGCCTACGTCCTCTATCAAGTAATCGGGTATCCGGTTCGTTTGGCTGAACGCCCACGACTCCATCGCACTCAACAGCCTGACAAGTTTCAATGCTTCTTCTTTGCTCATGTGTTCTTCTCCTTGATGAGAGCCTGTAGTGTTCTGCCGAATTGAATCTGAGCCCAAGGCATTGCCGCACCCCGATGTCGCTTTACAAAGTCAAAGTAAACCTGCTCAATCTGCGAGTCGCTCAGGTCTACCCACGGCTTCTTGTAGTCCTGTATGTCATCGTCGTCTCCAACACGGGCTTTTGCCATTGCTTGCTTAGCCTTAAATCCACCGCCCCACGCACCTTGCTTGCGGGCTATCTCATCAAAGGCTTCATCCTCTGCATCTTTCATGCTTGCTCCTTCAGTTGTCGGTTTATCTCGTTGTAGGTAATGGCGTACTGCTGCGCCCACTCTCTAGGGTCTACCCCTGCCTTGCGACCAGCTTCGCTCACTTCAACAAGCGCACGCAAAAACGCTGTTCTTTCTTCTTCGGGCATTGCTTTAAATTGCTCTGCAAGAGTCATGCTTGCTCCTTTATCTTGTCAAACACTGCATCCAATGTGGGGTACACGGGATACCAATTGCTATGGTAGACATTCCACCATGCATTGTCTGCGCCTCTAAACAGCCACCATCCATTTTTAGTAGGTTGTATCTTCCATGTAGTCATACTACTAACCCCCATACAACTGCGCCGATAGTGACCACAAACAGCACAAAGAAAAACAAAGCAATGGCGGTCTTCAAAAAGTCAACAAAGAAGTCACCGCCCGCATCGGTATCGTCGTCGTTCATGCTTTGCTCCTTGCTCTGATTGCGTCTGCAATGTTGTCAACAAAATCCTCATCATGCTCCCAGTTGTCAACCATCTTGGCGCACTCTTCACGCTCATGTGCCATTGCAAACTCTAGCTTCTCGTCTTCGCCCAAACTGTCCCACTGGTTCTGATGGTCTGCTTGGCTGTTCCACAGTTCTTTGATGTTCATTTCGCCTCCCTCGCGGCAAGCATTGCGTCTGCCATCATGTAGGATGTAACAGCAACTTCTTGTTTGACGTCCTTTCCCAAATGGCAATACATATCAATTAACTCTTTATCTGCTATGTAAGTTTGCATAGCCAACGCTGCGTAGTAATCACGCATGGTCATGTCACGGGCAAAGCCGCCTGTCTTCGCCATCCATGTGTCATCGCCTTTTGGCTGTGACATCAAGTGTGTTTGGTCTTTCATGCTTGCTCTCCTTGCAGTTCAGTTACTCGGCGCTTCAGTCGTTCGATTCGTTGGGTGTTGTATTCAACAATGCTGTAGGCGTAGTCCAATGCAGACTCAGCTTCCAGCTTCTCGCGCTGTGCTTTCACCAACTCACACGCTGCCATCTCTAGGGGAGTGGGCGCAGCCAACAGTCTCTTCGTAAATTCAATCATAAGCTTCCTTTCGTTTGACATATATTAACACTCTCCGTAGCTGTTTGCATGCTTTGCTTCGCAAGCCACGGGTAAACCCCTAGCCCAATCGGGAGGCACAGACATGCACTCGACGATGTATGCCATGGCGCTATCTAATTCCTCCTCAGGAACCACGCACACCGCCGCGTCATGGACTGTCAGCGCCACGCGATAGCGTTGATTTATCTTGAGCATCTGCTCCCCTACGACGATGCGCGCCAAGGCTTGCACCACGTTCTCAACCAGTGCGCCGCCCCATATGGAGACCTTACCCTTGCGTGAGGTGTATGCGTAGCCTGACTTCGGCCCTGTGGTGTCCAGCTTTAAGTCGGGGTAGCGGATGTACAGGCCATTGGGCAGTTGGATGCCCTCCTTAACAACCTTGAGGCACTTGTGTTCGCCGTATGTGTAGGGTTCTGTGTCGCCCCAGTTGGCTAAATCTTTCAATACCGCATCGCCATCCTTCCATAACTGTATAACTTTGTCGTTAGTCTTGCGGTAAATATCAACATAGTTATTTGCTTCGTCTTCCGTAACCGTGATCCCGGGTGGCGTAGTCTTCAGCGTGTGCTGTAGTTTTAATTTCCCAGTGCCATAACCGAGGCCGAGGATGCAAGTCTTGCCCACAAAACGCTCGATAGGGTTGGCTTTGGAAATGGGGCGGTCATATATCTTGGATGCAAACACCGAGTACACATCCTCACCATCGGCAAACTGCTTCACCACATCGTCCTGACCAGCCAGCCACACAAGCACCCTTGCCTCAATCTGAGAAGAGTCACAGTTGATGACCACATGACCATCGGGCGGAATGACTGCGTTCTTCAACGCCTTCTTCTTTTTATCCCTTGATGGAAGGTTTTGGAAGTTCACCTTGTCGGAGCCAGCCCACCGACCTGTGTGTGCGCCGTAGTACTTCAAGGGGATGGGTAGATACCCTTTGTTGCGCTTGCCTACATCTATGAATCTTTCAATCCGTGACTCTTCAATGGTGGACTTCGTACCAAGGCGCACAGCACATAGCTGTTGAACGAACGGCTCTTCATGCTCCATCAACTCTAGGAATCCTTCGTCGTTCTTAGCCAACGCATAAGTCTCCTTGCCTGTGGTCTTGCTAATTTTCATGGGGACTTTGACTTTGCGCTCAGCTAGTGCTTGTGCAAACTGCTTGTTGCTTGCCAGCTTCTTACGAACGCCCTCAGCATCGCTGCAATTGAGCCCACCCATCAGGTCTTCCAACAAGTAACGCTTATCTTTTTCCAATTCGATAGCGCGGTCTTGCAGCAACGCATCGTCAACCATGAACACCGGATGCGTAAACATCCTCAGCGTCATATCGATAAGGCCCAACTCATCGTCAGGGAACGCGCTCGACAAACCTAGCCATAACTTGTAAGTTAACTCAACGTCGTTGATACAGTAGTCGCCGTATGTAGCGAGTTCTTCTTTGGTGAAGTCCTCTCTGCGCTTGCCCTCAGCTTTGAGCACCTCATCGCCTTTTTTGCCGATGCCATAGCGCGCACTAAGTGATGCCAGTGACCCACCTACATCCACGCCGTGAAGTGCCCGCGCCATGCAAAGTGTGTCGAGCATGAACATAGGGTTGACCCCAAAGTGCCAGCTAAGGATGCAACCATCGAACAAGGTGTTGTGGCACAGCAGGGCATTAGTGTCCCACGGGAGGGTGGACAGATAGTTATGAATCTCACTCTTAGTCCCTGAGAACCAAGTAGCCGGTGCATCGTCTATCTTCACGCCCACGCCTATCACTTCAAAGCGTCTGTCCCGTACATACTCCTCGGTGGTCTGAGTCTTGAACCCCAACCCCTTGGTGTAGTAGGTCTCAAAATCAAGCGTGATGATGCTCATACGAACGGTTTAAAGTCGATGCTGTTTTGTAGGCCGCGCTGTTCGGAATAAATCCGTTGTTGTGTAGCGGTGTTGTAAGCCGCTTGCTGCCTCGCAGCGTTCGCTTGTTTCGCGGCAAGCATTGGGTCGTTTATTACGGCTTGTCCAAACACGGCTCGGGGGTCTGTCCACCCTTGGCTGTATCTTTCTTGCGCTCTGTATTTCGCAGTGCTAGGCGGTGGTGCGCTTTCCTCACCCGCGAGTCGCTTGAGTACCGCCTCATTGAACAGGTCACGCATCACCTCGCTACGGGCGGCTTTGAGCGCACCTCGCTCTTCTTCAGTAAAGCACTCTCCAAAATCCTCTATCAGCGTATCCCACTTGCGGGTGAGGAGGAATTCATCGGGATGGTCTTTCATTCGCGCTATCAGTATCTCTAGTCCAGTAAGCATCGTTGTCTCCTTAGGGGTTGAGGAATGGTTTGATGAGGCAATACACCACGGCTTGCTCCCATGTGTAATATCCCAAATTGTTTGCCCACATTTCGCTACCGCTTACTGCTGTTTGGGCAAAACCCATACTTGTCAGGTACTCGCGTATGTCCGGTGGTGTCCTTTGCGGTGGCATATTGACTGATGCGGTGATGGTGCTAGTACTCCCATTGTTCATAAGAGAAACTGTAGGGGTGTAAGGCCCGTTCATCATTGGCTTATCCTTAAATAACAAATTCAATAGATACAAAAAAAGGCATGGCGAACCATGCCTCGTAAGGGTTTAGGAAACAGTCTTCAGCCTGTTGGCGTACCACACCAACTTACCAAGGTCTTCGCTTGTGTCGCCTTTGAGTCCTGCTCGGCTAGAGTACTTCAGCACATTGCCCTTGAGATACCCACGAAACTCCTCAGGGGTTAGCTTCGCTTGGATGTAGTCAATGGTCTCGATACCCCCTGCGGTGTAGTGCGGAGGATGGTTAACCATGTCTACATTTGCCTCAGGCTCTTCCATCGTGATGGGCAAGAGTGAATCCTCAAGAACCTTCTTCAATGCGCGGTTACTCAAAGTGGTTTCAAGGATGGGCGCATTGGATGTTTGTACCTCTATCAAGCGTGGCTTAGATTTCGTCCCACCCTTGGATGGGGTCTTAGTTATGCCAGTCATCTTGCGCGCCTGTGCGATAAGCATGTAAACATACTTGTCTGTGCATTTGAACTGCGCGGCAAGTGTTTTCACATCAGGCTTTTCCCCGTTGTGTAGCATTTGCCCAATCACGCGCACCTTGTCGTGCATCGCGCCCCACTTACCCCTCTTCAACTTCGGTTTAGTTACTGTCATGTGCCTTCTCCTTCTTTAGATGGCGTTTTACTGAAACGATGCCAGCGGATTCTGACCTCGCTGTCAACATAGAGTCTGCTAGCTGATACGCGCGGCGTGGTATGTCCTCGTCATAAACTCCTTTCATCAAAAGACCCACCATTGCAAGCCCCGCATGGACTTCTCGCAGTTGCTCTAAATCTTGTTCATTCATTCGGTTCCCTTTGTAAAAAACGCAGACATCAATTCGCGCAAGTCACCGACATTGTGTTCATCAACCACGAACGCAATGCCATGGTTTTTACGGATGTCCTCTAAGTTTTTCTCTTGTAACGCTGTGGTCTTGCCACCATTCGCTTTGCACTCAAGACCAATGAATCGCCCGCGATAGCAAACAAGGAAGTCAGGCACACCGCTACTGCCATATCCACCTGTAGCGGGCATGGCGTAGTACGCACCCAACTCCTTGAGTACCTTCTTAACTTTGTCCTTAACCTTGCGCTCGGGCGTTAGCATGGTGTCACCACATAGGTATGGTCGTAGTGAGTCGGGCGCGTGTCGTAGAAGAACACAGCATCAAGTGAATCGTTGTACTCATCAGCAATAGGTAGTCCACAATGCATGGAATGCCCGCCGTTCTCATAGACTGCTTTGGTCATGGTCATAAACGCAATCAGGTTAGGGTAATCCTCTATGGACTTGTAACGCTTGAAGTCCTCAACCATCTCCACTTTGGTTTCATCCCTATCAGTCGGAAGCATCCGCATCTTGCCAATGAGATAGTCGCCAAACTCGTCCACGCCAATCATGTAGAAAGGGTTTCGGAAAAACGCATCGGCCTTTTCATCTTTCATACGCTTGATGCTATCAGCTTTATCACATTTGTCAAGTATATTTTTACATTCACTTCGGTCAAGCGATAGCCCTCGACTATCGATTTCGCCATGCAAGTAGTGGGCAAGTAAGGCATGAACAGAATTGCTGCTCAGACTAACTTCCTTATTGGAATCTCCTAGCGAACGCCTAAGGTAGCGTACCGGCGCACCAAGCATTTTTATCTTGCGCTCAATCATTACTGCTGCTGTTGGGATGACTTTTTTAGCCTTCAGCACACCCATCAACGATGACAGCTTTGTGCTATGAATAGTCTCTTTGTCAGCCCTGTCTGAGCCGCGCTCCTTCATGTAGTAAGGCGAGCGCCATGTGTACTCCAGCACACCTTCGGGGTTCTTGGTGCAGTTAGCCTTACCCACGGCGATGCCGTATTGGTTGCACATCAACCACCCCGTGTTGGTACGCCGCGCCACGCGCAAGCCATGCTTGAATACAATCTCACGCACCAGTGGGAACGCAGGTGATTCGGTCAACTCGCGTCTTATCGTGCTGTCCTCAAAGCCATCAAGAAATAATGTCATGCTTGTTCTCCTTTAGATTTCAATTCCGCTTCTGCTTTTCGTTTGTTGTACCACCACAGCCATGTGGTTTCATCTTTATCCTCCAGTGCTTCTTCTAATGCGGAAGCTACATTCCTCTGCAAGTCAATTAGTTGGTCGTAACGCATCACTTGAAAATCTTCTCCATCACTGTAATGTCGTTTCTTAGCCGCTTTCCATACTTGCTTCCAACCTTCATCCCAGTCGGTCATATCAAACCATCCTAGGTAGCCATACACCCCCTCCTCTAGACCAATCATGTAGAACCGCACATGACCATTTTTGTGTGGGATTCCTTCTCTATTCATCCAATCTTTTTCCATGCTCATACTCCATGTCCGTATTGTTTAACTTCAGTGCCATCAACCATCAACGTGTAGCCCCACACGCTAGGCGGGTACACCTTGCCCATCTCATAGGTAACAGTCTTGAATGTGCTTGCGTTCTCCTTGTAGATTTGATGGCACAACTTAGCCTTCATCGAATCAAACACCGCAACCCCATCCTTGTGGTGATGCCATGACGATGGGTTTCTAATCCTCCATCTGAAGTCACGGTCTAGGCCAAACGCATAGAGAGCCATCGCATCAAGTGGCGCGGAAGACTTCATTGCCTCAGCAAGCATTAAGATTTCATCAGGTAATTTATGTTCTATCTCATTCTCAAGATAGATAGTCTTAGCTGTGTCCAACCATGATTCAAGAGTCATCGCCTTGCACATGGTCTCAGTTACTGTAAAGAAGTCTTTGTGGTTAGCCATCAGATTTCTAGACGCTTTCCTGTTGACATGCTTACCGATGATGGTGATGTCCTTCGTAGGCTTCATGGTCTTGATGTCCACCCGCATCCCGTGGTGTATGGGATAGAACTTACGCCCTCCCTTAAACACCATCCCACCCCGCCGTGAGTCGTTATGGAAGTACCCGTAACTCACATCGCTAAGAAACTGCCGCGCACCTTGGGGGTAGCTACTTGATGTGAACTCAAAGGTGTTGTCCGAACGCACAACGCCCATCTCATGGGGCTTGTGAACCCACAGATAGTTTTGCCCGTTGGACGAGTCATAGTAAATATTCTTACCCTGATTCGTGAACTCAGCGGCTTCCTCAAGCGTGATGGGTAGTTGGGAGTAAGTCCATCCATACATAACTCTGAAGATGGTCTCGCCGTTCTCCTCCTCAGCTAAGAAGTACTTAGTGTTCTGTCGGCGACCCATGGTCGGGAACCGATTGGTGCTGCCCCGATATGGCTTCTCGGACAGGCTGATTCGTTTCAGTCGCGCATAACTTAGCTGTATCATCTTGCTTCCTTTCGTTAATAATTTCATCTAGCGTTGTCAACACATCGCGCCACAGGCGTGCTGAATGTGTTTGGTCACGGGACTCCAACGCATCTAGGGCATGCATGTGGGCAAAGGCTCCGTATCGGTGTAGCAACTCCTCAGCCACCTGACGCGAGAACCTCATCCTTGATTGGGGGTGCGCCTCCCATACAACGTCCCCTCCTGCTATTGAAATCCTAATCGTCATAGCTGACCATGACTTTCTTGCCCAATGGAGGGTTGAACGATTTGCATTGGGTCACCATCCACAGGGTTGGGCTGAAGATGTTCCACTTCACGTTGTCCTCGACATACCCGTCTGTGAACACAATCACGCAGTCCGCGCTGAGGCGTTCCTTGTTTATGTACTCACTGACACATGAGACGTTAGTTCCACCGCCGCCTTCGGGCTTGAGCATGGATGCAATGCCGGTGTAGTCACCGGAAAACTCCTGCGTCCCCGCCACTTCAGCGTCCCACCAAATGATGGTCACCTTCTCAGGTGAAGCCACCTCGCAAATTGAGACCAGTTCTGTAGCAAACTCGTTCAACTCCTTCTCGCCTATTGAGCCAGAAGTATCAATAGCCACGATAACCCCGCCGATAGTCTCGTTGTCCATGCTTGGCAGATAGATGTCATTAGCCATGTGACGCTTGTTCATGCGCCGCCATGTGTACTCGTCCTTACCACGCACCGATGCAGACACGAACTCGCGCAACTCATCGCGCCAATCTACCTTGGGCTCCAACATGTCGGAGATGGCTCGGGGCATCTTGCCACCCATGCGCCCTGCAAGGATGCCGCCTTCGCGCAATGCTCTATCAATCTCCTCGTTCAAGTCCTTGCGTTCCTCATGGGACAGCTTGCTGATGTCGATGATGTCGTGCTCATCTGCGTTAGACAAGTCATAGGTCTTGCCGTTAACAGTCACCGATTCCCATTCATCTTGACTATCACCCTCACCATTTTGCGTCCCACCTTGGGATGGGTCGTTACCTTGCCCACCGCCTGACCCGCCCTGCCCCTTACCCTTGCACTTAGGCTTCGCGTGTTTCTTCAGATAGTTGTACACCTCACGCATCGACCAATCGTGGAACATGGGGTCATAAACACCCCCATCCGGCAACTCGACCAAGCGTTCGTGTGAGTTATTAACTGTCCCATCGATACAGGTGATGATGTCGTTCACCACAAAGTCAGCGGCAAGGTTTGCCATCTGACGGTTCTCCTTGAACATGGGTACACCGAAGATGGTCTGCTTGAGGGCAATGTGTAGGTTCTCGTGAAGTACCAACCCACGCAGTTGTGGTTCCTTAGTTATCTGCTCAATGAACTTGCGCCCGTACCGCTTGTTCACCCCATCGGTGTATGCGGTAGGACAGTTGTCAATGACCGCACTCGTACCCATCAGCATCACGCCCGAGTAGAGCGCAGTCTGTGGGTGCTTGAACATGGTCATGTGAGCCCGCTTGATGCGGGCGGTCTGTGCGTCTCGTAACATTATTTAATCTCCTCAAAGATAAAAGCCTTGCCATCGTCCACAAGTCGGACTTCCTTCTTGTAGAGCCTACGCAGATGATGGATAGTCATGTAACTAAACATCCGCAACTCCTCACACACCTTGACCCATAGCATCGTCATCACGATTGCCCACGCGCCAAGGAACATCTCAGCCATACTGAACTCCATAGAACCTCCTGAAAAAATAGAACCCCACCCATCGGTGGGGAGTTAGTTAGAACAAGTCGTGATTGTTCTTAGCCCACTCAGCGATCTTGAGATTGTTCCGCGCCAACTTCACGGACTTGGCTGTCCGCATCATCATGGTGAAGAACACACCTTGAATCTCGTTGGACGGAATGCGCTCAACATACTCCATGAACTTAGACAGTTGGTCTTGCGTCTCCAACACATCTACTGCTTGAAACATAATCATCAACTGCGCGCTGATGTCCTTAGCCACCTCGATGGTTGACGGCGCTTTGATGATGTCTTTCACATCGGTTAAGGATTTCTCCAACGCCATGAACGCCGCCATGTCGCCCGCCGCGCTGTGACCAATCGTGCCTGACAACGCAGCTTGCGTACCATGCTCACCAATCGCATCACGGTAACGCACGATGACATCGCACTTCGCCAATGAGCGCGGAGACACAAAGGACAACGCGCTCTTGTTGGGTTGAAAGATATATGGATTATCTTTCTGTGCATCGCCTTCTTTGTACGATGCCAAGCTCCGTGGGAACATAGCAACGAACGCACGAACCACGCGAGAGATGCCGTTCTCAGTCGCCCACTCAAGCCACTCGTTCGGGGTCGGCTTTGCCATCTGCAAGATACACACACGATTGCCCGCATGAGAAAGCATCGAGTCACCTACGCCATCGCTTGCATTGTTAGATGTTGCAATGACAATGGACTTCCGCTTGTTCTTCAAGTCCTCAGGCAGAGGCACATCGCCCACCATACGCTCAAGCATGAGTCGCGTAAAGATGATTTGCAAAAGCTTGGGTGCTTTCATAAACTCATCAAGCATGATGACCTTAGGCTTACCATTGTGGATGTCGAACAGGCTCGACACGTAATACTCCAACTGCTGAGTCGCATGGTTGGGGATGGTCATGCCGATGTCCGACATGTCCTTGACGGGGCAATCAACATAGATGTAGTCGTACTTGTCGCCTTCGATGGATGTGCCATCGCGCGGTGAACGCCAGCTATCCCCGTTATCCATGGCAATCATAGACAACAGCGAGGTCTTGCCACAACCGGGCTCACTTTGCACGACTACAGTTAGTTCCTCACCGATGAGTGGGATGATTTTCCGCAATTCCTTGATGGACACGGTTTGGGTGAAACTGATTTTGGACATGATATAAACTTTCTTTAACTATGGTTGAACTGATGGCATTAGTACTTAATGCCGTTTTTGACTACTTGCTTTACCTATACGCATTGAAACGCACCGAACTTCGAGAGAATGCTGTCCACATCCCCCTTCACATTCGCGCGCACAGCGTCACTATCGCGGATTAACTCCGCATCCACGCCCGTGAGGGCAACTTCCAATGAGGCGCGGGCTTCCTCCAATTCCGCATTGCCTGTCAGGTTGAACTGCTTAAACGACTCGCACATCTCCTTTGCCTTTTGGATAGTGCTGTCATAAATCTTGCGCTTCTTAACCTTGGTCTCCCCTGTGTTGTCATCCACACCCATGTCCTCCACGCCACAGCAATGGCTGATGGATTTCATAACCTCAATGAACCTTGATTGCTGCTCCACCATAACGTGGGACACTATCTGCTCCGCTTGCTTGCTGTATGTGGTGAACAAATCCTCAGCGATGTCAGACGCAATCCCGCAACGCCAATCACTCATCGGCACTTCGGACACGAACAGCTTGATGTCGAACCGATGCTCCAACTGCTCCTTGGGCGGGTAGTCTGTGCGATTGAACATGTCGCCCATGCCCGCTGCATTGAACGCCATGTTGGACACGATGCCATCGTAGTCAGCGAGAAACTCGGCCTTCAGCAAAGCAAATTGCGTCTCATGCTCGTGGTACTCCTTCATAAAGACGGGCATGTCCACAGAGGGCAGGAGATGGTTGCCCTTATTCCACGGGTACGTCCTACGCTGAAGCCAGTTATATACTGTCTGCCGATAGTTCGCCAAGGCTTTGTGCTTGGGATGGTCTGCCAACAGATGCTTAACATACCGGCCAGCGTTCTTACTAGCATGCTTTGCCGTAGTAACTTCATTACTGATAACTCTGTCCTGCTTGGTAGCTGACCACACATTGATGTCTACGCACACAAGCACAGCCGATGATGCAAGGCTGATGAGGTGCTGAGGCTTTTGCAATTCCATTTGATTCTCCATTCGTTTAACAAACCACGTTACCGTGGGACACTAAGTCGGGCCGCGCTAAGGATGCTTTCCGACTTGCTTTGAGTATAACACAACTTGACCTTTGAGTCAAGGCTCTTGGGTAACTTTCTTACTTAGGGTGCGCGACAGCATTGTTTCCAAGAATAGGGTCTCGGCGCGTGAAGTGCGCTTCATCCACAGCCAGCCTGTGGAAATCATCTTGGTGCGTGTGGTCTGCATCTCCTCCCATGTACTCATCACTACCACGTTGCCTTTCGCCCATTAGTATCTTAGTGAGCACGATTAACAACTCCTCATCTGTGGTGTGACCCATGGGTTCCTCGCCGTTCACGCGATACTCGTACGGCGCATCGGGGCTGCAATAGAACAGCGGCCCACTTATCACAGACACCTCTACCCCATTTGGGAATTTGTATCGCGCGTGATAGTGCTTGCCCAACTTGCCGCTATCCATTAACGCCGCCCCATGTTCGCCATGGGTTACTAGGAATTCCCTGTAGGGTAGCAATGGCGTGTTGAATATCTCAGCCATGTGGTTCATGTTATTGAGACGCATACTTGTTCAAGCCTTTCAAAAGGGTTAGGTCAGTCACTAGGATGTAGTTGGACTTCGCCATGGGTACGATGGTGCGGGTAGGCGCAATCTCCTGCTCAGCACATGGCATACACATCTTGTATCCAAGAGCCCACCTTGCGGTGGGATACTGTTCATCGCACTTGCGGCAATGGGGTTTGTGGTCAGTCATCATTGTTCTCCTTTGGGCGAACACCCGCCCAAGCGTTTGCTGTTTGCTGCGCCATCTCGCGCAAGGTGTCATACTGCTTCCATGCCGC